TGTGGCGTCTACAATCGCGCATTGCCCTGTACATGCCGTAATCGCCGCTTGCAGTTTCGCGCCGTCATCTGATCCAATCTGCGAAGCTGCATAGACTGTGTTGTTGATGGTTCCGCCCGTGATGGTAGAGGCCGCCAGATTCCCCGTGATGGTTCCGGTTGCTAGAAGATCCCCAACACTGACTCGCGGCGAACTTAATCCCGTGGCGGGAGTCTCGATTCCCGGCCCTGTGGCAATAAGAGTCGTCCCGTTCCAGACGAAGGCTTGAGTTGTAGTGGAGTTCGCCGCGGAACTGATAGCCGCGCCGCCCAATACGTTTGCTGGCCAAGTGAAGGTGTGATTCCCTCCGCCATCTTGGGTGAGTTGGAAAGTGACAATGCCTGGGGGGATAACGCCGACCGCGGTAAATGGCAGGGCAGCGGTATTGCTGGTCAGAATGAAGGTAAACAACTGGTTCTGAGATATCTCAGAGAATGTTGGGGATGAACTTGATGGCACGACCGTGGTAAGGGTTGAGGCTCCACCGCCGATACCGTTAATGGTGTAAAGAGTCGTGCCGGCATCACATTGGGTATCCCCAGAGGACTTCACTTTGAAAGAATATGACACGCCCGCGCGTATCCAGATGTTTGCAGAACCGCCAGCCGAGAGAATGACTGGATTCGGATTCAGCGTTACCCCTGTGGAGTCGGTATAAGTGCCAAGGGCGGTCGTGGTCCCACTTCTGTATGTAAATACACATCCAAAGGCCAGTGGACGGCCCGCCTGATCGACAAATTGGAGTCTAGGCAGAGGAGAGAGGAGAACTGGGGTCTGGCCAAGACATGCCGCGGCCAAGCACACGATAACGAGTGCCTTTAGAATAGATTTCATGGATTTTGGGGGATTTGCTGCTACTGAATTTGCGGCTTTCTGACCATGTAGCCGTAGGCTGGATCTTTCCCTTTCTCGAACTCAAAACCATGCCTCTCGTACCACTGCGTAAGGCTGTCCTTGTCTAGCCTAGTCGCCTCATCTCCGTAAGGAGAGGCGGTTAATTCCATGTCAACGCCATGCTTGTCGGCAATGTCTGTTAGTGCCCGAAGTGTGCGACTACCTGCGCCAGTTCCAGCTTTCAACGATTGGATCCCTTTCAGCCTCAACTTACCGCCTCTTTCGGCAATGGTAAGAGTCGCTTCTGGTCCATCCTTGCCCATCAATGCAAGTTCCTTTGGCTCCGTGCCCGCCCCCGGGTTGTTCGGGTTGGTGGGAAATTTATTCTCGATTTCTTTCAGTGCCCCTTGGATTCCCCGCGGTGCTCCATTTGCCTTGGCTGCTTTGGCTTGCTCTACGGACTTCTGAAGAATGTCTGTTAGGTCGCCTTCTGCGCTCGGAGTATCGGCGCCTTTAGCTGGAGCCTGTGCCTCTTTAGCTCCAGAGACGGGTTCTGCGGGAACTTCGGGACTGGCGGACTGCGGAGTTGGTTCGGGAGCCTTCTCGGTCGAGATGGTGGGAGCTTCGGGCGCGGCTTCTGGGCCATTGGCTGCAATTGCCTTCCCTGTCCGCTTTAATACTGCGGCCGGGATCTTCACGTCTGGGAAATAGGTTTGCAGAGACATGGCTTTCCATGCTTCGGGGCCTACGTCTCCAAATTGGTGCCCGCCCATTCGCTGGTTCTCGAGATATCGCGCCCCAATCTCGTCCAATTCTTCGGGGCTCATGTCCGCTTGAATCTTCTTGATCAGGAGTTGGTCCGCTACTCCAGGCTTTAACTGAGATTCTTTGGCTACATTGATGCCGCGGGATTTGGCGATCTTGAGCAGGTTGGCATTATCTTGGCCGGTAAGGATTTGAGTTAACGCCGAATCTCCGCTAAGTGTGCGCGGAATCCCTGCCCAGGCGATCTCATTGGCTCGTGCTGTAACGTCCTCAATCGAGGCTTTGGGGCCCATTTCCGTAAGGGCTTGATGAACCGATTGCGCCGGCAGTTCTGCTAAGGACTTGAATGGCGCGTCAGCGGTCCCCGGTACTGGCGGAGCTTTCTTTGGTAGGGGCTGGAATGCTGCTGGAAGATCAGGCACCTTCCTTGGCTCTACTTGTGCGGGAGCCCGAAATGGAGCATCGGCCGTACCGGGAACCGCTGGAGGTCGGGCTGGAGGCTGGAACGCTTCAGGGAGTCTGCTTTCTGGAGATGCGGTAGGTGCTGCAGGTTCCGGACTGGCAACTTCAGGCGATGCTTCGACAGGGGGAGCCTCAACCGGAGGTGCTTCAACCGGGGGCCTTGCGATTATGGGCGCATTGGCCCGTTCTTTCCCGAGGATTGACTCTGCGATGCGTCCGCCGGTTTTGGCTCCGTAGTAGGCGCCGGGAACGCTCAGGGGGCCATGTCCTGCCACTGCTCCACCCACACCACCTACCCCTTGGGCCGCTTGCTTCGGAGTTAGGTTTCTAGCTGCTTCGGCTGTCTTGGAAAGGCCAGAACCTACCTTTTCCATAATCGGCGGCACTAGATGCGCTGCGGCTTCTCCAGCGCCTAAAAACGCGATCGGAACAGCGGCCCGAGCCCATACACCAGCCTCATCCCCTGCAGCAGCATGTTCTTCCATCCCGGGAACGTCGGCGCCGGCCGCTTGTGCAATTGGCGCTCCGAGACGATAAGCCAATCCCCTGCCCTCTGGTAAACCTATTCCCGGCTTCTGGCGATCCTGATCTTGCTCATACGCCTCTCCAGATGCTGCTGCTTTAGCATCCTGGTCTGTCCCTGGGTATGGAGAAAATCCGTGAGGATGCAGGACTCCACTAAGCATGTCCGCGGCCTGAGCCCAGAACCCCGGATGTTGGGTTTCCTGATTCTCAATAGGGACTATGGTTCCTCCTGCCTTGGCCGCTTCTTGATACCGATCGGCCGGAACCACGCCAACCTTCCCGTCTGGAGACTTAATTGTGACTCCGGGCTTCCCTCCAGCCGCAAGGGCGTCCTTCATATGCTCATAGGGGACGTCCCCGAGCGTACCGTCAGGGGCAAACATAGGGACTGTGGACATTAGCGGGGCTTACCGCCGAACTGGGAGAAGAAATCGGAACCGGATGCAGGAGCTGATTGCGCAGGCTGAGGGTCGAAGTTTGGCAATCCCTTCATGCCTTGCTCGACCTGCTGCTTGAGTGCATCTCGCTTCGAGTTCATCAAGTGAACCGCATTATCGATTGCACCTTTTAATTGCGCTGGGGAGTTGGCGGAACTAAAAGGCTCTTGAACCGCCTTAATTTCCGCATCTGTCGCATCGCCCTTGAATACTTTGGCGATTTCTCCGGAGAGGGCATTTTTGATGACGTTGAAATTGGTGGTTTTGTCAGAGCCGAACTGATAACCGAGAGTATTTCCGACTTTGTTCAGTAGGCGCGTATCGTCATTGTCCAGAGCGTTGGCAGCATCGCGCAATTGGCCAGCGTGAGCGATCGCCGTGTTATAGGCCGTAATGTTCTTCCCGATTTCTCCAGAGGTCGCGCTCTTTTGCAGGGCGGTTTGTGCGGCATAGGTCCGCTTGTTAGCTGCGATGTCTGGAGTTGCATTCGGATCTGATCCAGCCGCAGTATTTAGGATTCCTGCGGCCATACCGGGGGAACGCATTCCGGCCGGTAACTGTCCAGTCTGGGCGTACATCTGGGCAGCCATCTTTTTTGCCGTATCATCGAGGAGTGCGGATTGCTGCTTTATCCGTTCGGCAGTCTCCTGCCTGACTAGATCAACTTTCTCTGCATGAATCTTAGGATTGGTTGCTACGGATATTTCCTTGCTGATCCCCTGCTGATTCTCCAGAGCTTGATCAACGTACTTCTTGGCTGAGTCTGTATCTCCGCGCTGCAAGGCTGAATTTATCAAGCCCTTGAGCATTCGGTTCTGCCCGCCCGACGTGGTGGAGTTCGGGTTGTAAATCTTGTCTATGTCCGCATCGTAAGAACCTGGAGTTGAGTTCTTGGCAAGGTTAAGCTTGATATTGTTCAGGCCAGCTTCTGCTTCCTCGTTTGAAGCCTTAGCATTGTGTTCGCGGGTTTCTCCCTCCGTCTTTTGCTGGCCCGCTACCGCTGCCGCTCCCAGATTCCCCTTAACATACTGATCAATTCTGGCGTGGAGTTGCGCGGGATCTGAAACCGATTGCGTGATTTGCTGCAACTGATTGGCATGCGCGGGGTCGAGAAACTTGTTGTTGGCTAGGTCGCTGATCTGCGCCATGGTCCACCCCTGCAACTGATCGTCGGGGATGTCCTTGTGCTCTCCGAGTGCGTCTGCTACTGCCTTTCGGCCTTCGATGAACTGCTTGCGCTTTTCATCAGTCATCGCCATCGTGTTTTTCTGGAGCTCCATCCCGCCTTTAACGATTCCATCGGCCGCAGAACCCGAAGCGCCATACTGCAAAGCCTTCTTGGCTAGACCTTGATAGTCTCCACTGGCCGGGTCCCACTCCTGCATAGCTTTGGTGGTGGCCTGTTCGTCAGCAATCTTCTGCTGGTTCAACTGCATCTGCTGCGCTTGCAGTTGTTGAGACTGTTGCTGAGACTTAATCTGCGCTACACGGGCGTACTCCTCTAGAGGATCACGAGGAGCCGCGGGCGGTTGGACTGCTAAAGCTGGAAGTGAACTTAAATTTCCCATAGATTAACCTAGGTCCGAGTAGTTGAGCCCCAGAGGATCTTGACTGCCTGGATATGAACTGTTGTTCTGCTGAGTCTGGGCCAACATTTGATAGAGCGGAATCTGGCTAATAGAGTTCGTGGCGTTCGTTATTCCGCCGGTAATCGCATTCGCCGCTCCGACTGTGCCAGAGGCCAAGGCCGTTGCTTGGCCCACTGCCTCATTGCCGAGATTAGTTGCCGCCGCTTGTCCTTGACTTCCCAGATTGGCTGCTGAGTTTGCGCCCGTGTTCGCGAGAGTTTGCAGTCGATTGACTTGGTTTGTCGTGTCATTGTTCCACACTCCGTAATTCGTCATGTACTGCTGTAGGGCTTGGTTGTAGAGGTTTCCATAGCCTGTTTGCGCAAGGCCTTGGCCGTAATCGGTAAGCGCTTTTCCCGTGTTTCCTGAGAGTAAGCTACCGTTCGCGGCTGCATTCTGGTCGATTGCATTCGTCCCTTGTTCAAGTTGGAATTTGTACCCAGGCATTTGCTCTGCTTGGGCAAGGGTTGGAGCTTGGAACGTTCCGCCGGGGTATTTGCTGAAGTTGGGATCTTCGACATCTTTCTGGAGCTCTCCGAGTGCGCCTTGGCCTGCTTGGAGAAAAGGGGCTTCGTTGGCTTGCTGTTGGTTCCACTCTTGTTGCTGAATGTTTTGGGCGGTCTGTTCTCCCTTGGCCTGAGTCTTGGCCGCGGACCCCGCCGCATGGGCAGAGATTGTCGCTCCCGCAACTGAGCCCGCAGCCGCAATTGCTCCGCCAACTAGTACCGCGGTTGTTACTCCACTCATGCTGACTCCTTGAGGTCATAAAAACAGACCCAGATCAAACGCCCGTCCTGCCCATTACTTCCGAAGGCTTCGAAGGGAAACCGACTGTGAAAGAGGTCTGTCGGGTAGGTCACAAACAAGTTAAATCTCATCGGGATAAGGTCGATTTGCTCCCAAGCATCTTTAATCTTCCACTGTCCTTGCATCCATTGGTAAAAGCGGGCAGCATCAATCCCGGCATCTTCCAGCGCTTCCCGGGAAGGCAGTTTGGTATACCCGCATATCTTGTGCTTCCAGAAAGCTGTCCCGCCTAAGCACTGTTCTGGAAGATTGAGATAGAGCACCGAGGCCCACTTCGCACAGATCCCGTCTGAATGCACCCAAGAATGAGGGAGTTCTCCTGCCAAGTTAAGCCTGAAGCCTGAAAGTCCTGGGTTAATCGGCCCGCGGAGCTCTGCAATCTTTTCAATCCAATGCGGGACTTGATATTGCGATATTCCGGTATACGGGAACCCGTCAGGCCCTTGGACTGTAGAGAATCCACCCGCAATGACGTTCTCTCTGACTTCCAGAGCGTCGGCGGCGAAGTCGGGGCACTGAATCACAGTGCCCTCTGGTAAGCAGTTTCAACGAATTGGTAATTCATGCGCTCGTACATCGAGGCCACTTCTGGATTAGGAGCAATCATTAGCATGTGTTTTGCCCCGCCCAACTTGGCTGCATTCTCGGCCGCTCGCATGAGCCTGATTCCCAATCCTCTGCGGTATTCGGGCTCAACCCACCAGAACATCTCCCCACAGACCTTCTCTCCGGAGAGGAAGTGCGAGACAACCACGAAACCAATCATGCCCACCAACCGTCCCTCGTATTCCGCAACCAAAAGCCCACCTGAGGAGATGAGGCTTTTGCAGCACTCAGCCATTTGCTCTCTGTTCTCGCCCACAAACGACTGGTACGGGGTGCCATGCAAGAACTTGATCCCCATTTCAACCATCGCGGGGATATCGGACTCGATTGCTGGCCGGATCAACCTGTCACCCAGTAGTCAGTACCGTCAGATTTGAACCTCACTCGAGATGTAGTGCCTGTATTCGTAGTCAAGACTTGCGGGCCGTCCTCCGCTCCGTTGATGGTCACCGTATTCGCATCTGGCGAAGTTTTACGGAAGGTTATCTCCTGATTCTGATTTGACTGGCCCGTGGAAGTATTCAATCCGGCCGGCGGGAGGTCGATTACTACATTTCCCGCCGTGGTATCAATCGTGACCAACGGATGGAGGTTTTGTAGTGTCAGCAACCATCCCTGAAGAGGGGCTTGGACGTTACTTCCTCTAGTCGGCGGGGGGAATAGAACTGTCTGAGTGCTTGGCCCTTGAGTCAATCCGCCCCCTGTACTACCACCTCCCGTACCACTAGATCCTCCACTAGAAACCGTGAATGAAACTGCGGCACTGACTTGATTCCGCACACAAGGCTGGCCAACCGCAATGACATAGATTTGGAATGCGACTCCAACCGTCCAGCCGGTAAATGTTCCCAGATCCAACGATCCAACGCCCTTTGCTATGCTCCCTAAAATGGCGGCATTCACATTGTCCGGGCTCGCCAGAATCAAATAATCAAATATGGTTGTCTCGTCCCCAGTCCCACCAGATACCGACCATGAGAGGGTGTTTCCTGAGATTGACGCCGTTACCGAGATGGCGTTGTCGATGCCGTTTTCAACCCCAGTACCTTCTTCTTCGTCATCCCAGTTAATATGCATGCCGATACAGTGCGTCGGCATATTCGCGGCGTTAACGGATGCTTGGTGTAACCAGCACTTCCCGTTGTCTCCGGGTAAGTACCAGCCCTGCTTCCATGTTGAGAGATACCCGTCGAATCCTTTCGCAATGTGAATTATGGAGCCCTTGGCAGAGGAGTGGGCATTGGTCAGAAAGCTGTTCTTAGCAGTATCGTTGTAGCGATCTACATGGATACCATCCGAATACGGTTGCACCCAATCGAATGCCGCATCCGTGTCAGCGTTGGCGAGAGAACCGGAGCCCTGATGTATCCAGTAAGACGCTGAGATAGTAGCTTTTGCGGTAACGTAATTGACACCAACAACTGAATCGAAGAACGAGATGACGGGGTTTCCGCCTTGCTGCTGATAACCTGTCGTTCCAAAGTATGTAGCTTCGATGTATGCCAGATGCGTATTAAGATCAGAAGTATTGGCGTATGACTGCGCATCAATCTGAATTGAATATGTAAACGCTAGAGACGGGTTGGCGGTCAGGTATGTCTTGAGCGCTAATGCCGATCCGTCTGAATAACTTCCCGAGCCGTACCAGTCAATGATCAGGCCGTCAAAGCCTCGCCGCATCATATCTGCGACCATGCTGGCAATATAGGTCGGAGATTGGCTATTTATTCCTACGTCCTTGTGACCGCCTCCTCCGCCAGAACGAAACCATCCTTGCCAGTGGGCTTTGGCGAAGCCCGTAAATCCTGGAATGAGTGTCTTGACGCTTACCGGGGAAACATGGCAAGGCGTCACCGGATTAAGACTATCGTCCGATTTAGTGGAATCTACCGCTAGTACTGTGTGGGATGTGTCAGTCCAAGTCGTTCCGGTGAAGTTGGCGGGGAAATTGGCCTTGTTGTAGGCCGGATTTGCGGACGTATTGTGCCCTAGTTGTGCGGCTAGGGTTGTGCTTATGACTAGAGGCGGCATTAGTTGACCGCCGCCTGTCCGTTGAGGAATGCGGCAGAAATCCGAATCGCAACGGGATCAGTCCAGGAAACTTCCCAGACTCTCTGGCGGCCCCGTCCCAGCATTCTCTTGATAACGCGCTTCCCAAACTCACCAGCAAAACCTAGAGACAATGTGTAGGTATTCGACCATGTGCGTCCGGAATCATCCGACCAGCGAAGCATGATCTGGGCGGGCCTAGACTGGCCATCGCCGTTCAGTAAGGGGAAGTCGGGGGCCATGCCCGTGTCCATGTTTAGCTCGAACTGATCGTAATAGACCCACTTGTTATCATCCGAAGTCGTGGGGCTTCTCCGGTAACCCCGTCTAATATTCCCCGCCTCAGAATGAAACTCGGAGGAGAGTTGATAGACCGTCCCGGAGAATGGGTCGCCTACCAAGTGCATGCCGAAGTTAAACGTGTGCGACATGGCACGGTCGGCAATGTAGGTACCTGTCTGTTCAACCCATGAGCCTCGTTTGTGCCAGAACTTGGTGGAGACGTCATAGGCCCATGTAGCATTAGCGGTGGGGAAGTAAATCACCCAGAACTCATGGCCGTTTTCTTCGTAGGTCCAACCAACCGCATCACTCGTCACCGAATAAGACTGCCAAGCTAGTTCCGTCGCGTGGGTCGAGATTCTTTCTCCGACGTATCCGTTAAGTCTCCGCGCTACCATGTTCCCGCGTTCAGTCTGATCCAGCCATAGCACAGAGTTATCCAACTGAACCGTGGCGAATGTCGCGCCAGATCCACTCTCGATATATGCGCCTTGAATGGGGATAAACACAGGGAATCCCGCGCCAGCGTTGTAATAGCCTATAGCTTTTTTCGCAGAGAAGAACCAAGGTTCTCTGTGGTCGCAGATCATCGACGTGATGTTGTCTGGGAAGTAGGAAATAGTCGAGATGTTCAAGCCATTCCATGTAGTCGCGTCCTCGAGGTTTGACTGCTGAAACGTATGCGAATTTTGCAGTGTGGCAATCACGTATCCGTCAGAGAATCCAATTTGCGCGATTGGCCCGTTGAATTGCGCCATATTGACCGCGGTCAGAACATTGGTAGACAAGACCATGACATACAGGTTCCCATTATTCGAGATGACCAACTGAGTCTCATTGGCTGTGATCTGCGCGGGTTGGACTGGAACAGAACCAAGACTCCCTCGATTGATTGGCCCGCTTAACGTCAGTTCCCAGAGATGGGAAGCGGCCACAAAACTCCGACCGTTGACGGTGAAAGATCCGGGTACGGCAATTTCTCCCTCGAGTTGGGCGAATACTTTCTTGCCCGGGCAGTCGATCAGCGCGATTTGCGACGTCTCTGTCGGGAGTTCCGCCCGTTCGGGGTAGCAATTGAAAGCATCCTCTGCATCCAGAACTGGGTTAGAGCTCTGGTACGTCCCGCCGCACATCTCGATGGGGATCTTGGCCATTAACTGAGTTTCAACTGCTTCAGATGGACGAGGTGAGGAGCGATGTGCTTCGCCATGAACTCCTCAGAGGTCAGGCTAATATCTTCCCGAGGGACGGTGATTACCGCCCAGCTTGCGGACTGGGCAGGGTTCTTCTTCTCCAAGGGGTCATGGAGGCGTAAAGTTAAGGTAAGTTCGTCAGCCATTTTGTGTTAGAATTCAGGGCCTATGAATACAGCCGATTTCGTTAAAGTCGTGAACAAGGTTGCCGTCCGCTTGGCCGAAAGAGGAATCGAGTGGAGCATTAAAGGGAGCAATGCCCGCAGATTGGGACAGGACGGATTCGACCGCCAGTACGGCTTTAATCCAGACGCGCCCGAAGCCATCGATGAATTCGTTGATCTCGTTGCGGCCATTAGGGGTCGAGGGGAAAAGGTTGTTTTTAGCCACATGGAACTTCCCAACGAATCGCTCAGTTTCAAGTTCGCTAGCAATCATTACGATGGAAGCCGCATCCCTTGCGCGAGAGGTGTTAGTTTCTTCTCCTCGATTAAGTACGGGTTCGTTTCGCGCATTGATTTCCTGTTCAAGGTCGAATCACTCCGGCGCTCCCCCGACCCTGCCGCCGCTTTGCCAATTGAAGTCCGACTTTATCCGCCCACTCTTCGGCATACCAGAATCCTGTAATGAAATCCGCGGAGCACCATTATTGTTAGCGATCATGGCTGCACGTGCGAGATTTGCCGCCCCGGCAAGGACTGGAGAGGGTTGTTTATTCGATCCCGAGAGTAACGACTCGGCAAGGGTGAGCTTTAATGCTGTTCTATAAGCTGGCGGTAACGTCCCAGGTCCAAGAGGGCCGCCAATAGGGTCGGTAATCGAGACAAACTGCTGAACGGTCTGCCAAGTCTGGAGCCTTACCTGACTCCCAATGTTGATTACGGGCCAGAAATAGAGACTCGCATCCGGCCAAGTATAGTCTGGGTAAACGTCTGTTGGGACGTTCGTCTGGATGCTCTTGACCTGATTCTGAGCCCACCAGTCTTTGTCTCGGATGTTGATGGGTAGATCTACGGGTGTGCCTGAGTTGAGGATCAGGGCCGCACTCTCAAGCCTTACGGGCCTTTGCCTGACTACCCAAACAGCATTCGGACTCGGCCCCATCAATACCGGGTTGACATTCGCCTCAAAGGTAAAGACGTCGAAGTTGTAGCCATAGACCTTGTCCCGCATGGCCTGCCATACGTCCAGGACTTCATTGCTCTTTTCTAGTCCCCAGTTCGCTTCTTCGGGTGACGGATCTTCTCCAGGGGCTACTGCTCCGATTTCAACGAAGGCTCCGCGCACCAAGTCATAGACCGTATAGGTCAGGGGCGCGGGCGGATTGATTGGGGGTGATATGGGCACTTAGTTAACCTTGCAGGCGCCACGGTGAGGAACGCTGCCGCATCCTCGAGAACAGAGCGTTTCTTCAGCAGCTTCCTCTTGAACCGGCGGCGGTTTCAGTTGGTACCCCTGAGTCAGTTTCATCTCCTCTTCCTGGCGGCTCTTTACAACGATGTTGGCCGGCGGCACGGTCGGCAGAATCTCCGGCTTCTCGGGGTGAAGAGAGTTGTGCTGCATGATGCGGCGATGCTCCGCCATCCAGTTATGATCTTTCTTGGTCTGGTGATAGAGCATCTTGGGATATTCGTTCTTGGGGTCGTAGGGGTTGTACGCAACATGGGGCGGCTTGTTCAGGTCGATTGACTTCTCGCCAACAAATGAATTCGTGGATAGTGATCGGCTCATGGATTCCTCTAGTTGTGGTTTTATTGCTTTGCGTATAGTTGTGTTGCGCTCAACCCCGGCAAGGTCCATTTCAACCGGCCAAGTCTCGCGGGGCTTGTAGTTTCCGAACTCGTGAAAGACCTTAGGAGGCATTTTCCTTGCGTTCTAAGGCTGCTAAACGGGCAAGCATGTCGTGGTCGCGTTCTTCAGATTCCGCTTGGCGGGTCAGAACTCGATCGAGTTTTCCGCTGATCGCGTCGAACCTGTCGTTTAGTTCCTGATCGGTCATGGCTTAACCTTCAGGAAGTGCTCCCAGTGCCTTAACCCAATTTCGTTGTGGGTAGTCAAGGCCCTAACGCCTTCATCAACCGCGCCAGGATCGTGCAAGAGTGCGATTGCCTTGTTCGCGATGTCGGAGGCCGCATCCGTTTGAGCGATCCAGTTGGATGGCGCCCAGTTGATGGAGTCCCCCACGACACTAGGCACTCCTCGGGAAATTCCATCTGCTGTGACCATGTTGAAAGACTCGGTATAAGAAGGCTGGAGCATGATGTCCATCGACCCGACAGTCGAAAGAAATTGCGGCCATGAGGACCAGCCGCTGGCAATGACCTTTGCCCGTGGCATGTTGACGTACATCTGGTGCATGGCGTTGGTGATCGTGTTTCCTCCGCCCTCCGACCGTCCGCTGCTGATCCAGAACTCGAGGTCTGTGACTCTGAGCCTTACTCCGACTTCCAGCGCCGCCGCCGCAGCGGTAAGTACGTTTTTCTGCGGTCTGATTGCACAGAAGCATCCAATCCGAAGAGTTCCCCCCGTCCACCGTGGCTTATGTCTCACGCTATCGAAGGGATACATGTTCGGAAGAAGTAGCATCCTTGTTCCGTAAGTCGCCCTCCACCAGGTGGCAAGCTTGTCAGAATTTGCACCGATATGGAAGTTTGGGGCGGCTTGCTCTAGTTCACTCCCCGACCTGAGTACATCAATCGCCGTTGGATCAGCTTGTAGGAATCCGATATTAGAGTGGGATACGACGATAAATTCGGTAGATGAGTACTGCCTGACAATTGCAGCTAACTGCGCGGTAGGAATCCACGGGGCTGAAATAACTACATGGGTTACCGGAATGTGATGGGCCAGTTTGGCTAGTTCTCGATCGGCGGCAAGCTGAGAGGCTAAGTCTGCGGCACTTAGGATAGGCCAGATTTCTACTATGTAACCCAGTGCTCTGAGAGCCCGGGAGTTCTGCATGGCGGCTACGCCTAATCCAATGTGCGACAGACCTCTGTTCGCTGCAAAATTTTTATAGGCAATTGCGAGGCGCGTGGTGTGGTGGATGGGGCGAATCAACTGACTACTCCCGAGTTTTAAATTTTACCGTGGCCAGTAAAGCCTTGGTGTTACGAAGATCCGCCCGCAGTGCGTTGAAGTGGGCGTTTATTTTTGCGGTTTGGTCATCCCCGATAAGGGATGTCAGGATATTGCGAAGCGCGGTTGCGTCCGAGATGGTGAGGGATCTGTCAAGAGATACGGCGAATTCAATTCTGTCGCCATACTCCTTAGAGGTTCTGCGATCAACAAAGAATTTGTTTTGCATGGGATTGAAAGATGGGGCCAGCCCTAAGGCCAGCCCCAAGTCTGCTAGTAAAACTCCCCGTAAAATCCCACCGCCGTGGTGAACGTGGTTGGGACAGTGATGGTTGCCGGGATCGTGCCAAACGTCTGCGAAGTGATCCCCTTGGTCAGCCTCTGCTGTTGGACGTTGGTAATCAGCATGCGAACCGTGGCAGTGGTGCCATTGGTTTGCATGCAGCCGAAGTACTGTGCCGGACCAACGGCATAGTATGAGGTACTAAAGGCAATTTCCTCATAGGTACTCGCCGTTCCCGCGGTAGCGCCTGCAACTGCCGAGTTGGCAATCAGGTTACCCGTGGAATCGTAGAGTGCTACAAGGTGCTTGTCAGTGCCGCCCGTGGTACCAAGCAACACACCGAGGCCCGTCAGCAACTTGTTGAACGGGAGATTCATTTCGGTGCAGTACATGGTCGTGGCGGCCAGCGTGGTGCCGTTAGTATTGATGCCGGTCGTAATAACTGCGCCGGTTTCAGGCTGAGTAATACGGAACGGGGTGTTGCCCTGTGCCATAGTGAAACCATTTACCCAGACTCCGCCCACGCAATCGGAGATGATTGTTGCCGTCCCGCTAGTACCAGCCGAGATGATTGGCAGGTAAGGGATGTTGGCCCGCGTGCAGGAGCCATCTGGTTGGATGGTGTTGAACTCATCAATCGCAGCCGCCGGGACGACAAATACCAGTGCTCCCGAAAGATGCGCACGAGCTTTGCCGAGAGTGGCATAGCCGCGGGTAACGCCAATAGACGTGCCATTGACGGAATTGACGAACATACCCTCACCCGAACCGTCCGCCACAAATAGCACGGTGCTCCCCGCTGTGACGCCAGTGGCCGAAGTCAAAGGAATCGTAGTCGAAGAGCTGGCGGTTACCGCTCCCGAAAGAGTGGTATGGGTGAGAATGGTCTGTCCGAACGACATCGAAGCCGCCAGAAGGACCGAGAGAATCAGAGAAAGTTTAAGAGTGTTTTTCATTGTCATTGTCCCGCCACAACGACTGCGCCGTTGTCCTGGTACAGGTTGCCGAAGCCGATGACCATATCGAAGCGATGAATCTCCATGCTTCTGACTGGGTCCCATGCCTTTACGAAGCGGACAGCGAGGCCAGTACGCGGGTCGCGCTTCTGGGAGCAAACCTCAACAGCTTTGGGGCTGTAGAGTTTCGCGCCAGACAGAGCAAATGCGTATTTGGTCAGAGCCAGTCCAATCGTTCCTGTCTTGCCGTTCGGGGAAGTCGTTCCCGGCCAGAGCGTCAGAGCCGCGCCGTTAGCCGGCAGGGCGTCAACGTTCTGATACTGACTTCCGGGCCCGTAGATGGCAGGCAGGATGCTGATGGTGTCGGTGCCCGTTCCCACCACAGAGGTCGTGATGGTGAACTGCTGCGCCGTCAGCGGACCAGCGGTGCGTCGAGTCCTAGGGTTGACTGCGTTCACGTTGGCGATGGAGAACTTGTCCCCAGCGTTCAACGTGTCAGCGGCCGTATCGGAGATGGTCAGCGAGGTTCCAGACTGACCAGCACCAGAAACGGTTACCGAACCCGCCCAAGTTCCGGCCGTGATTGTGTACAAGGATTGCTCCTCAAACCAATCAAAGCCCTTGGCGCGGCCGATAGACCCTTCTTTGAAGGCTTCGGTGATTTCATCAGTCGGCTGGAAAATGGTGGTGATCGCCGTGTTCACAGCGGTCATCATCGAAGAGGAAACCAGCATGCAGCGTTTCCCCGGAGGGGCTGCCTTCTGCAGCAACCGTGACCGCGCCTGATCGTAAGTTGTCAGACTCGTGGGATCGGTTCCCAAAGCGCCAACAACGTTCGAGGCGTAGGTCGTGGCCCAGCTAGCCGCTCGGGAATCAACTTCCTGAGCCAACTGGACGCCGGCCGGCATGAGGTACTGCTCGCGGATCTCTTCTTCAGACCGTTCTGCCTTGACTGCGTTCTCGTAATCGTCCCATTGGAAGTCAATACCGAAGGGCTGATCCAGGTTGACAGTCGTCGAAATGCGGTCGATGCCTTGCGGGTTGTATCCGAGTCCATCTCGGATGAGGAACTGTTGAGGAAATTTGACCGTAACGGAAGCTCCGACTGCGAACTCTTTGTTAAAGTCACCCTCCCACGCAGTGTTGAAGTATTCCGAAACCGTCAACGAGTTCGTGAGGTTCCGCAACACGTCCATACTGATCCAATTAGTGTTAAGGAAAAGATTTGGCACTGGAGATTATCCTCAGCGGCCTTTAGCTTTTCGCAGCGCAAGGATTCTTGCGTTTTCTGCATCGCGGTAAGCGTTAAAGTCGCCATCTTTGACTGCCTTCTCCAAGGAGTCAGGACTGGGGCCTTTGCCCGTTACCTGATGAGGTGGAGGAGGAGCCTGGGTAATGGTCCGTGCAGGAGGTTTGGGTGCTGCTGGCTTAGGAACGAAGGTCTGTTCGATCTTGAACAGTTCCCTTGCCTGAGCAATCGGGTTCATGGCCAGAATGCGGTCGAGTTCTTCCGTGTTCTGCCCTAAGAAGTACAAGACTTCTGGGCCGTGGGCGGATTCGACAATAAACTGGTCTGGAACTGAGCCTTGTTTAATGGGCAACTTGGAATCAAAAGCCACTGCATCAAAGTCCGCATACTTCTTGCGAGCTTCAACGACTTTGGCGCCAAACGTCTGAGCGATGAGTTTGTTAGCTTCAGCTTCCTGCTGAGTCTTTTGCGCTTTGGTCTGCTTATCTTCAAACAGGCGCATGAGTTCGGCGCGATTGTATTCGTCGCGTGCGTCCTCATATTCACCGTAAGTCTTGAAAACGGGCTTACCTTGAGCATCAACATCGTCAATCTTCGGTTTGGTACCAGTTTGCGGCTTGGCTTCAGTTGGCGCTGCCGTTTGCGAGGCCGGCTGTACGCTTGGCGCACCTGTGAGCTTTTCCGTGAGTTGCCGTATCAGTTCCCGATCTTTTTTACGCTCGTCTAAGACTTCCCTGAGACGTGCGGCAGCATCTTTCTTCTTCTGCGGAGGTGCGGCTGCCGGGGCCGCGGCGATTTCAGCGTCGGGGGCTTCTTCAGCCACTTCCGGCTCAGTTTCCTGAGCTTCTGGAGCTACTTCTGGTACGGTTACTTCCGCGGGCGCCGACTCCGCAACTTCCGGCAGTTTTCCGGTCTTTCTAAATTCGTTGTACCCCGATGTACCGGGGGAGGGAAAATCAAAATCTGCTGCTACCGGGGCAGCGGGTGTCACGGTTGTTGTATCTGACATTCGGTTATTTACCTTTCGTTTCCGCTTTAACGCGGCGGGGCGATGGTGCTAAACTTGTGGGCATGAAGAATGCATTCGATTTCAGCGATGAACTGGCCCGATCACTAGCGCACTTACAGGACATGCTTCCTCCACCACCTCCGAGAATTAACCGGACGAAGCGTTTGTTCTGTTTGGTCATGGGTCACAATTGGCCGCGATGGAAGAAGCGCACAGTTGAAGGATTTTTCGTATACGGAGACGAGGAGAGAACCTGTCAGCGATGTAATGAATTTGAAGTGCGTTTTGAGTTACCTTTGCCTATCGGTTCCACTGTTCGAATTCGACTCCCGCAGACTTTCGTTTCTACGAAGGAGTAATGCGTCATTTCTTAGGCTTGGTCTTAGCCACTTTCGCGGCTTGCTTTGCGGCCTTCTCCGCCATCGTCTGCTCATGCGCCTGACCCTGAATAGCCATGCTTCGCTCGTGAGTCTGACCAGAGGCCGTCATTGACTTCTCATGGGCCTTATCCTCGGCTGACATAACCTGCTCATGGGCCTGTCCGGATGCGGCCAGAGACTGCTCTTGCGCTCGATCCCCAGCGGCCATGTTGCTCTCATGCGCCTGATCTGAGCCTTGAGACATGGCGTCTTGTGCGCCTTGCTGCTGGCCTAATTCCAATGCTCTCTGGTGGTCCGTGGCGCTCTGCGCTACTTCGTGGGCCGTGTCGTGTGCGGCCAGACTTGCCTCATGCTGGAAGCCCATATCGGCCAAGAAGGCATTGGCTACTCGTTGCGACTCCGAATCCTTGGCGGCAATCAGTGCGACAACCAACTTGAGGGCGCGGTCAAGATCCTGAGACTTCAGTTTGGTGTCTTGATCGATCGTCTTGCCGACCACCAAGTGCTGGCCCTTCATCTGCTCGATCTGGATCTTGTTCTGCATCTCCAAGACCTTGCCCGCTCTTTCCATATGCAGGGCGGCGTTCTCTTGCTGTAATTGCTGTAACTGAGCCTGGAGTTGGGAAATAGCCGCCTGTGCTGCCGGGGGAAGATTGTTCTGATCGGGCGGATCGAGTAGTTCCTGAATCGCGTCTCCGATGGGCCCGATATCCTTAAGCTTCACGCCGAGGGCAAGGATCTTCTGCGCTAACGGGGCCGGAATGCCAAGTTGCTGCCAGTTCTCTATTAGGTGATCAACAAATTCAGAGGCTTGTTCTCTTTGTGACTGATAGCTTGGTCCGGTTGAGATTGTTACGTCAAAGTCTCCCATGCCCGTATGTAGATGCTCTTGCGGATCGCCATTGTCATCCTGCGGGATGCTCTGAACGTCATAGGCGCCGTCCTGCATGGGGTGAGAAGTGTTTCCTACTGTGTGCAGGGTGTCGTAGGTTCCGTCTGCCTTCTCGATTGGCAATTCGCTCTGCGTGTCATAGATGAAGGCTATTTGCTCATTGATCTGCCAGCCTAGATTTTGCAGGGCTCGGTCAAAGTTGTCGGTAAGATGGAAACTTCCGATTGATTCCTGCTGGGCAATCCTCTCCAGCGCTACTCCGGATTTCTCTGAGTCTCTTTGGGCTGCGGTAGGAAGAGGCGTGTTCCCCATGGCCGACTGAATCGAGCGCCTGATGGAGTCTTTTGCTATCTCATAGGCTTGGAAGTTGGGTGTGAATGGCAATCTAGTGGGAAGCGGGATTAACGATTCCCCGGTTGCGTCAAGAATGCGGTCTACTTCGATGAACGCGAACGGCTGCTTATTGATTACTTCCCACTGTTGCCGGGATTTCTCAAACTGCCCCTCATATCCAATGTATGGAGTCTTGGGAGTCATGCCCGCTTCTTCCATCTGCTGAGTAACCATGTAAGCCAAGGCCATCTGCGGGTCGCGGGCTAGTCGGGTCAGGGAGACTAGGTGTCTTTTGGGACCGTCGCCTTCATCGAACCAGAGTTCTTTACCGAAACAGGAAATGATTGGAATGCGGGAGCCTGTCCAAGCGTTCTCCTCCAATATCTCGATGCCGTTAGTAACGAACTGCTTGACGGTCTTAATATCGACCATTCGCTCGCGTGCGACTTCTGCGCCTGAAGGCTTGCGGCCTTCCAGTTTGTCCGCCCAGACTGGGGTAAGCTGTTCTTGACCGCCCTGCTTAGTTCTGAGAAGGACTAGCCTCTTGGACTTAGTAGACCTTTTCCAGTACTCAGCTATCTGAAGGTCTTTGTCTCCAATCCAATTCTTTGCCTCTTTCATGTCCGCATCGGTGAAAGAGGTCTTTTCGGCATTGGGATACTTCCGACCAAAGTCTGATTTGCGGATTCTCTTGACTACGAAACCATCCTCGACGTCTGAGGCATCCGCCTTCTCGAATCCTGGGTTTAGAAGGATTGTGTCGGGATTTGCTACCCGCTGAATTACTATTTTCTGGTCAAACAGAGACTCGCTGGGCTCGGTATCTTCTCCGCAGTCTTGTTTGTACTCTGTCCTTAGAAGCAGATAGCCATAACTCCGACTGGCGGCATTCTCCGCCATCGTCACATAGGCTTCCTGAGCGTTGGAATCGTTCTCTATGCCCCGAATCAGGTTCTCGCGGCGGGTCGCGTCCTTGTCATTGGCGCCGTTCCCTTTGGGGATTACCTGAATGCCGCGCTTATTCTGTCGAAGGTTGTTATTGTACTGATTGAGGTATTGATTGATTTCATCGAAAGAGATGCAGGGCCTTCCAGCATCGTCCCGCATAGCGCGGTCGGCAGGAGTCCAAGGATCGCCAGCCACATACTTCATGTCCATGGCCGCTTCTTCGCGGATCTCCTTCCACTCATTCTCATACTCAGAGAACGAGTCTCGGATGTCTTTAGGTGTGATTTCGGACAAGGGTTATTGAATGGAAGTAGGCTTACAGAGTCGGCACAGGGCGGTATGTTTGTCTGTTTCCCACCCATCTTGGCGGGCTAGTTTGTAAGCTGAAGAACGGCGTTTAACTTTCCATGACTGCTCGAAAGTACACTGCCTACAGACCAGAGTTAGCCTCTGATTAGCGGTTGCTTCGCGGAGTTCGGTGCTGATAGCGCGTTCGGCCAAAGTGGTTAGCTTCTTAGTGGATTCACTAACCTTTATTTCTTCGTATGGGTGGGTCGCATGGCAGGAACAGTCGCATACTGGCACGCGGTTCTGGCATTTCTGGCATACGCGCTGCGTGCATGGCGGCAGATCGTCAAACCGTGATGTCTTGAACTCCTGCGGCCGCCACTCCTTAGCCTCGAGCGTCTTAGGATCGTACTGAGGCAACTGCTTCATCTCTGCCAAGGTTCGTGATTCAATCTCGTAATCCTCGAGTGACTTGGCTCTGAACCGAAGTTTCGGAGCTAGACATTCATAGGCTTCTTTCCGGTCGGGCATGGGCATGTGCATCAAGATGCCCCTGAAATGGTCGTGATCCCGAACGAGGAATGCTATCTGGGCGATCAGTGCGGGGTCGTTCAGGTGGCCCAGGCCTAGCCGCTGGAGTTCGCGGTTGACTTGCTTCTTATCTTGGACGGGCAAGGCTACTCGCCTTCTTCCGGTTCTTCAGTCTCGGCCGGTGCATGTTCTTCTGGCTTGGCGCCGAGGCCTAAGTGCTCTTTGATGTGCTTGATCATCTTCGCGCCTTCATGGGCTCCGAATACGTGAGTCTCGGGCTCAGGGTGCGAGAGGAACGCTCCAGATTTGCCCATGGATGATTTGTAGTGGTGCTCGATTGAGTGTCCGCCATTCTCAGACGGGCTAATCCGCATGTGCTCCATCTTGCCTTTTGCCATTGCTTCTGATCCCTTCTTCTTGTGGCCCATGGCTGGATTCTCGTGCAATTCGTGGTTCATCTTGGACTTCTGGGTGGGAGTTAGCGGAGAGCCGCTTGACTCTAAGTAGCGAACTTGTTTTGGGGTCCAAGGCATCAGTTATTCTCCAGGTTCGCACTGGGCAGCTCGGCTAATACGCTTTCGAGTTCCCTAGTAAGCGATGCCAGTTCGCTGAAGTCGTGGGTTTCCATCCGGCTGATAGCCTCCGCCGCGCCTTGTTCCTTAAGACACTCATGGCACACATAGCAGTCAGAATAATTGCATTGGTGATTCATTTCGACTCCTCATCCATTGAGGTCTTTGAACAGGCAATCAAACCGCACCATGGCGCCGGAATGGACCGGGTCCCAAGTACTTACAAACCGGAAAGCTACTCTCAGGTTATTGCACTGGCGGGCTACAGTCGCAGACTTAGGACAGTAAAGGTCCGCAAATACCACGCGCTTACTCTGGGCTGAAATCCAGCCCACGAACTCCTTGAATACCCTGTGCAGTTCGGAGTCACATGCCGAAGTCATGCACGGCACTCGGCCCTCAAACCTTCCGGGATTTGCCAGAGTGTCATAAGCCCTTGACTGAATGACTTTACCGTCTGACCAGATTTGGAGATGCGCTACCTTGTCAAATCCGTCCTGATTAACCATTCGGTCATAGTCGTTCACTGCATGGTATTCCACTCCCGCGGCTACCAATTCCTCTTCAATGATGGCGGCCGCTCTTAGGACGAACCTGTCCATAGCGCCTTCGCTGACTTCTAGATTCTGGAGGTCGGCCTGTAGGTCTAATCGGTCCACTGTTAGCATTGAGTCCTTCTAAAGTCTGGGGGTAGCCACCCGTCAGCTTATGGCTCACCCCTCCCTTACGGGGAAGTTTATTTGGGGCGGGAGGAGCGACCCGACCCGCCCCTGGTGTTGCGCAACGTCAATCCCAGTGTGCGGAATGCCTTTTCATGCAAGAGCATGGTTCCTTCGACCCGCCCCAGCGTGGACTCGATACTTGAGAGCCTGAGCCCTACCCGTTCGGTATAGGCGGCCGCGCTATCTTCGGTCTGGGAGGCTTGGACAACGGCTTTGTGAGCATCGCCCCATGCCGTAATGTCGCGGTTTATTGCCGATCCCCTGTTTTGAATATCGGCAAGCATTACCTGTGCGCCTTCAATTTGCTTGCGGAGCTCTGCTACTTCTGCTCGGTACGTCCCTACCAACTGCGCATCTACCATTCCAAACATGTGTCGCTCCTTTGCCGATGTCGCTCATCGGCGGTTAAAAGTTGTGGGCCCCGATTCTCCGCGTGCGCCTCGCCCGGAGGTTGGGGCGGTGTGAGGATAACGTGCCATCGGGGCCCGGAAGCCAGTTTTGACTTCGGCTGACACGTTTCCCAGCGTCACGCAGAAACTAGGACATTACAACGCCCTGGAGGTATTCGACATACCACTTGCCCTGGTAGGCAACCAGCTTGATAACTCCGCCGATTCCTGTCGGGAAGGTTGCCACGTTCACATGGCCGGCTCCATCCTCAAAAAGAGCCGTTGCCGTCAGGGTGTGCTGGTTGGCCGTCCCAGAGACCAGCTTGATCTCCAGACCGTCATCCGTACCCGAGGTTGGGGCGGCCAATGTCAATGCAGCCACACCGGCCTTGGTGATGATGTAGCGGTTGGCGGTGTGCGGATCTACTGCTCCGCTGGCAGCAAGGATTACGAACGGGGCAACTAGGAGTTTCTGTACTGCGTCGTCGGTGAATGCACCTTTTTGGAGAGTAGCGCTCATTTGATTGTCCTTTTTAGAGAGATTTATTTCGAAGTCGTTACATTCCCATCCGGCGCCGGAGGTAGTTCATAACATCGGGATTCTGCATCATGCCCTCCAACGGCTGCTGGATTGGGGGCATTGGCCCTTGCTGGATGGGCTGGTATGGCATGGCGCCGACTGGCTGCTGGAATCCTTGAGGTGCTTGGCCTGCCCCCATCTGGTAACTCGGCATCTGCTGAGGAGGTTGCGCGGGCATGGGATGGTACGGCATGATTGGCGCCGTAGGTGCGGGATTCTGGCCCAATCCCGGAGCGATCGCATGCGGCGGATTAGCGCCCATCGGCTGGTTCATGCCCATTCGCTGGGCGAAGATGTTTTGTGGTTGCATTAGCATTTAGGAGATCCCTTCCCATAGCGAGTGGTATGCGGCTTCAGGCCTTCGGTCCACGTACTCATCGCCGCACGGATGATCGCCGCACCCGCATTGCTTCTTGGGGCAGCCTGTATTCTCGCAAGAATCAATCGTAGCCTGGTTCGCCATATTCTTCTTGTGGTCCTGAATCATTTCGCGCACATCTGGGAACATTCCCATTGATTTACCCCCATGCAGAAACAGCCCTACGCGGTGCACTCACTTGCTTCTTCGGTACAGCCACCGGCTGAGCCCAAGTCAGCACAAAGGCGTCTGCGTCATCTGGTGAGGCTTCGCCACGGGCCTGAATGTCTGCTTTAGACTCAATTACTAGCTTACCTGAGTTGTTGGTGTGGTACCCCGGTAAAGCTAATTGGCCTGCCAAGTTCTCATCCTTCGGCGGGAGAGCTCCGTAAAGTAGCCATTCCTTAGCTTTGGAGTACATGTAGGCCCTGAGATTCAGACAATGCATGTCTGGGGAACCCCCGCCAAAGTTAACCTCGTAGACGTTGGTAAAGCCTAAAGCCCTAAGTCTTGAGACAATCACCGCGCCAAAAGCCGAGTCGATGAACATGGCCGCTATTCTGTGGCCCGGGCGTTGGTCCCTGAGGAGTTCGGCGCATTTGCCGACTCGCTGAGATCGGTCGGGATCATGCTCTCCAGGGATTCGGATAGCTGGGAGGTCTGGCAAATCACCGTTGAGGCCTTGACGGAAACGAATAACGTTCCAGGCTTTACCACCGCCAGAGACGTCCATTCCGGCGATGATGGGCTCATCTGACATAGCAATCTGTTTGCGAGCTCTGGCCGCATCTATTCGGGCCTTGTCGATGTACTGGAGCTCAGAAGCTGATGGGGGAAGGCCAAATATTCTGACTTTGCAGTGGTCGCTATTTTCGCCATAGTCTAGGATCCACTGATTGAGCAGTTCTTTGTTGGTGAATCGGGACGTCCGGCTATCGACTCTTCGGTGATTCCAGCGGGCCGCTAAGTCTCCGAAGTTAATACGATAGAAGTAACCGCTGTTTCTTACCGGCTGGCCCCAAGCGAACATCATAGGCTCGCCGTCTGTCATGCCCCCAAGGGCTGTTTCGCAAACACCGTCAGGCACTTCTGAGGCTTCGTCCATCAGATACCAAGAGGTGCTGTTTGCCGCGTGCTGGCCGGCGAATGACTGCCTATTCTCTTCCTTGCAAGACTGGCAGACCGCTTTCCATGTCTCGGGGAACTGCTTGTGATAGATCCCCCCCGCCTGAATGTCAAACCAGTGAGCAGTAATGCAAAGTTTCGTCCAAAATTGAATTGCCGCCCAGGTCCGCTCCTCGAGCTGCTTGTATGTGCCGGCCGTTACCGTCCCGATGCTGAAGGGTCGGGTTGAGAGTATCCAATCAGCCAGCCATGCGCCCATGGCGCTCTTCCCGGTGCCGTGACCTGACGTCTCCGCCATCAGGATGGGCATTACGGGGGTTAAACCATCAAATCCACGTTTCTTAACTTCTTCGGCGAGGGATGTGAGGAATTCTTTCTGGTTGTCGTCTGGGCCAGTGTATGCGGCAAGTGCCCCCGGCTCCCCCCAGGGATAGGCCATCATGATAAAGCCGAGAGGATCTGCGTAGTAATTGGCCAGTTCGTCGGCCAACATCAGATCCGCCTCAGCCAATGATGTGCTAGCCACGGGCTCGTTTCCTTCCGGCCATCAGCCGCTTAACTAGTTCATCGCTACCCGTAATCTCCACTCGGTCAACCAAGAGCTTCTGTACCCGTGCGGCCAACTCTAATGCCCTGCCCTTGTCCGGCAGTTTGAACTTCTTGATGTATCCAGCCGCCTTGCGCTCCTCACCGCTTCCAGTGAAAAGTTCGGCCATCTCAAAGCCGGAGATTGCCCGCCTTGAGTCCTCGTCTATCTCGCTGATTGCCTTAGCGGAACCGTCATCGTTGAAGTATGCCGCGGGGTCGTAATAGCAGAGCCTTGCTATCTCAATTTTGATTCTTTCCGCTGAAAGTTCGTACTTTTTATTAAGTTCTTCGTTCTTTTTGTTGATTTCTGCACGAATCTTAGGGTTCTTTAGTAGCTGATGCCCAGTAACCCCAGCACCCTTTTCGCTGTAACCTGCTGCAATAGCGGCCTTTGTAGCGTTCTGCTCGAGTAAGTACTCCTTAACAAAACGTGTACGCCTTTGATGGAGTGCGATTTGCTTCATTTGCCGTTCATAAATGGGGCATTTATCTCCCCAATCTCGTCAATGGTGAGAATTTTCCCGGATGCTGCGATAATCTCCAGCGCTGGCAGCGTTATCCAATTTCGACAATGGATCAAGTTTGGCTGCTCCAATGTGCCGACCTGCTTCAACTGCGAGCTCCGTTCACAATCAAACCCGGTACCCACTTCCCTACCCAATCGTGAGGCAGAAAACCATGAAGCCGAGAGGGCAGGACTTTACCCAGCCACGTTCTCTCGTAAACTACCCAACGCTGACTAATGTCGATATGCTTCATTTCAGGAATGTACCGCTGGATTCGGATTCAACGTGGGTGACGTCGATTATCCTACCGCGCCACTTCTGATTTACGTGGGCCACCTGCGATTCCTCTGGGTAATCCGTACACGTCAGTTTCACCCAATCAGACCCGTCTTGATTCCCTTGAGACTCTATGTACCAAGATCCTGAGCACTTAGGGAGATAGACTTGCTGCTCAAGCTTAGTACCTGCTTCCTGGGCGAGTACGGCGGTTACAGCCATCATGCCGACTGCGTAAGCTAAGAAGGAGCGGTTCATAGCCTGTCCCAATTCTCCCGAATCCGGTCAACGATGTTCTCGGCGTGAATCAGCGAATCGAATCGGCGGTTATTCTCTTGGTTCAGAATCTCTTCCTCCTCTGTAAATACCTTGCGGTAAGTCGCCCCCCAGTACGAATATTGGTCTCTTTGGCGCTCAAGGTATTCCGAGACTCGGCTCAAGATGTACCGGCCCCAGATGCGATCAAGCCACTTCATAAACTCTTGAAAGCCTCTATTAGGATCATGGCCGAGTCCCTTACGGCGCAGGCTCGTTGTTTGTTCTCTGGGCAGAGCTTGTCAACTCCGAAGGCCGTGAACATTTTGATCTCAATCTGAAGGTGGCGCATGACTCGATGAAGAATCCGCTGGCCCCTGACCTTTCGAATCCATTTCATAGGAACTTGGTGAATAGCTCAGGCGTATGTCTGAGATCTTTATACCGAGGTGGGCACGGAATCGGTTCGAAGTTCCCGATCGCATCCTCATCGCAGAATTGGTTGGCTTGTGGCTTCGTAGGTTCATCCAGATCGACTATTACGGCGGTTGCTGGCTCTACTGGTCGGCGGCCGAAGGCGAATGCCATCATGCCCAGATTCGAGAGCAGCGCCAGAAATGCCAAGTACTTCACTTCGCCATTCTCCGCAGAAGTTCCGTCCGCATTTCCGATAGGAGCCTATCTGACTCTTTTGTCTCGTCGCCAATGCACCTATCGTTGGCCCAAGACTCGCACCCGAATTCTGTGATTAGATCGTCGTCGGATACCTGCTCAAAAGGCACACAGATAAAATCCCCATTCTCATATTTGGATATGTAACCAGTCGGTATCATCGTGTGGCTGCCCTCGAGTAGTGAATCGTTGCCCAAGTAGCAGGCCCAACCGAGAAGTATTCCGCGAAGAATCGATCACTCAGGTAGTCCATCCCAAATATGGCGGCTACCGCAGGAGATTCAGATCCCCAAGTTTCACCTGAGCGCTTATTCCGGCAGGCCACTACCATGCTCAGAATCATGGCCGATTGGCTCAAAAGGAATACGGGAGATTTGAATACCTGCTTGTCAGTCCTGAGCGGGGGATCCTGCCATGATTTGCGGAATGTGAAGAAATTGGCTTGTTTGCTCGGAGATTGTGCGTGGTTTCCGAGGCTGCTAGGCGCATCTGGCAACTGAGCAAAGCACGTACCGCAAAGAAGAAGGGCCAAGGCTATGAGTGGCTTGGCCCTTCGGGCAGCGGAGGAGACGTCAGTCGAGTGAGTATTTTGTATCACGAGTTAACGTCTTACGTCAAGCATTAGGATTGAAGGGATAATGGCCGAAAGTTTAATTGCGCGGCCACTAACCAGGTAACCCTTCATTTGTCCTTGCGAACTACATGCATTAGTAGGGCTGGGTCGATAATTCCCCAGTTCGGATCAGTCCGAATTTCCTCAGCCCATTCCATAAGGTAATTCCCTACTGGATGCTCGGCTGGCGGATATTGCTTGCGGAATTCCTCCAGAGTCACGGCTTATCCTTCCTGACTACGTGCATGGTCTCACTATTGCCGTGCTGGTTCAAGTAGAACTGAGCCCATTTCTCTGTAGCGAATCCGTGCCCCATGGCAGGCCCCTGTCCGGATTTGTAACAGATGTGGTATCCCGAGGGCAGGTTCATGGATACTGGCTTACGGTCTGCAATGGGCCATGGCATGTTAAGTAAGGTTTGCGTCACATTCCTCAGATTCGTCGGGCGAAAGTGATTCACAAGTCACTTCGATAAGCGTCCGCAGGTTGAATCCACCGATGGCCGCATTGAAGAGCGCAATCATCTTCCCCCACTGGTCTGGGGCATGGATGCCAATAACTATGGCGAGGGAGAAGTTAATGACGCAACAAAGCGTTAACGCTAGGATCTTCATGGCTAGAACTTCCCGATGCCAGCCGCTACTGCCCAAAATAAATTCCCGCTTTGCGAAGAATTCTCTTGACATAACCTAGCGCTAGGTTTATAGTGGTTTCAGTTCAGGAGCTAAGACAATGAAAACCGCAGAATACAAAGAGATTTGCAGCAAGTTGGGCATGAAATCCGAGATCCGATTCGTCAAAGTTACCAAGGCCGGAATCACCTTTACCGCTGGCCGCCCTGATGACATCATTGCCTTGCTGAAAAGCGTCCGCGAGGCGCAGATGAAGCCAGCCCCGAGCCTTCTGCGGGCCGTGCGCTCTGTATCCCCATACAACATGTATCTTTCGGAGTGCGCATGAATTGTCCTCACTGCGGCAAACCAATCTCCCCCAAACTCGCTGCGTCGGCTATGGGCCGGGTTAAATCCGACGCCAAGGCTGCTTCGTCCGCCCAGAACGGCAAACTCGGCGGCAGGCCGCGCAAAACTAAAGCTTAGAGATGGCGGCCGCTACTGCTGAGTTCGCCTTATCCTGAAGGGCTGAGCCGGATTTCTTCTTCAGCTGCTCAATCACGATCGCTTTGTGATGCAGCCAAGTATGAATCACGGCGCCGTTTTTAAGTTTGTACGTCCGCGGAGCGCGAACCATCCGAACCGGAGTCCACATAGCCAGGACCGGAGCCTGTTCCGCATCCAGCGGGGTAGCTTCGTTAATCACATTGGCAAGGGCCTGAGTCGTGCCGCCCGCCTGTAATGCCGCTTCCAGCGAGGTAAGCAAATCGGCCGAAGCATTCAATTCTGATTCAAGCACTGCCGTCGCACTGGCCGAGAGTCCGGGAATCGAAAGACCATTCTTAAGCTGACCCTGCCAAGTCTGTACCGCAACAATGACTTGGGAGAGTTTCCCCGGCTGGGCGCTGGCCGAAGCGGTAGACCATGCGGTAAATGCAGATCCTACGCCAGTCGCAAAAGGGGTAGCCGTATTCACAAAAGACGAAACCGCCGAACATGCGGAGTTAGGCACTGCGCACGCGGCGACTTCAACCAGGGGGAGCAATGGAGCAAACTTGGTAATGGTTGATCCGATCTCACTCAAAACGCTGTAGAAAGAGCAGGCCGCTACAAACATAAGCGGCAGGATTGCGATGATAGCTTTTTTCTTCATGTTGATTCCTTTTATTGGGTAGATTGTAGATTTTGATACAACTTACTGAATCACCTGGAGATTTACGTCCTTCGAATCCCACATGCGCTCCCTCAGGACTCGGGGAGTGATAATGCATCCTTCCGAATCAATAGACGACACTTTGGATTCGCTGGGCGGGCCCATTATGCAGAATCCCGAACGGCCAAACATTTCATTCCCCGCCCCCGGAGTTAGCCAGAGAACATATGGCCCGTGAGCCAGAGTCTCTTGCGGGGGGTCCATCGTGTAAATCCCTTGAGGTAAGGGGCCGAAGTCGGAAGGTTTTAGTCCCTCGACCGGTACCCACTCGCCGCAGCTCAATCGGCAACCTGCCCTAACATCTTGGAGGATTGGGTTGTTACGTCCTTCACCGCGGCCGGAAGTCGCAAGCCCGCACACTCGGCCCGTGAAGTCCTCAATGAATCCGGTCGCTTGCCTGAAGGTCCACACACTCAATAGACCCCTGACAGCTTCATAGCTAAGACAACTCGGTTGCACTTTCCCGGAGTCTGGGTCTTTAACCACATGCGCTGAATGTTGGCTTTGACTGTTCGCCCCTTGATCCCCAGTTCCTTGCCAATTTCATTGTTTTCCATGGCGCAGAGTAGGAGGATTGCTATGTCTCTTTCTCTCTTAGTTAGGGCGGCCGCTACCAATTCGGGGAGTTCGGTGTAGAGGTCGGAACGGACCGTCAACGAATACCTGCCAGCCTCATGGCTAATTCAAGTCGGCTTAATCTTCCAGTAATTCCAGCTTTGTATCCGAGCCGCCTCATAACGACCTTGACTGTCTGGTCTGAGATTCCTAGAACTTTTGCCATCTCAACATTCCCCAGTCCGCGGAATAGGAGCTTGGCAACGTCTTGTTCTCGAGGGGTGAGGGCTTCTGCCACCAGCGGGAGTAATTGCGGAATCATTTCCCGCCATTAAGTCCCAGCGATCCCTTCACGCGCTCTAAACTCCGGCCTATCGAGTTGATCTCATTCCACTGCAAACGCTGATCCTCGTGATTGCCATCGAACCGCCTATCTACTTCACCAAACTCTTTATCGTGCTGGTCCACTCGCTGAGAGAGCTTGCCGAAGAAGTAAGCTAGGAGGAGAGCATTGGATAGCGTGGTGACTGTGCCCACGATCAGAGTTGCAACCCAACCAGGCACCTACTTAGATGCCTCAGTTGATTTGTCGGTGGCGGTCTGAACTTGCTCCGCCGTCGAGTGGCTGTTAAACGCCTTAGCCACAACGCCGAGTCCTACCGTACCAATCCCTGCGGTAATCATCAGGTAGCGGGTCCACTTCGGATCTAAAACGATTCCCGAGCCGAGTACGATTGTCGGCAATCCCGCCATGCAGCCGAAGGTCGTTGTCAGGTAGTTTTTGAGTAAGGCCGAGTTCATACCGATTTCCAAGTGTGGTCACAACTCCGACAAGTCAGGCACTCTTCCTCAGTCCCTAGAGGCTCTACTTCATGAACGTCGTATGAGTGGCAGTTGGGGCACTGATAGACAGGCACGAAGATGGCGAGAAGGGCTCCGGCTACTGTGACCAGCGCCAGAATCAGAATCAAGCCCATCAGCGGAGTCATTTCTCAGGATTTGACTACTTCAAGCCGGATTTCATCCGCGCACCAGGAGCGCACAAACTCATGGAAGAAGATCGCTGCATCAATATCTGGGAATCGGAGAATAACTTCGTTGAGTTCGTTAGGCGAGAATATTTCCGTGCCGACCGGCAGGACGTTCCAATCCTCCGGCTCCTCTTCGATCATTGAATGACTGACACCTGAATTCCCGTAAAATCCGCCCACTTACCACGAGGTAAAGGAGCTTTTTGGTCTGACGTCGCTTGAGACATCCACGCCTTGATCTTGCACTGGGCCCGAATTACTGCTCCGTGAGTGTCTGCGATTCCAACGTTCGCCTGCATCTCAGAGGAGGTTATGGACGTGTTCGCCGCAGTTTCGTGCGAGGCTGCAACCATTTCTTCCCCGACTCCTCCTATGTATCCCTTAGGCGGATTCAATCGCGCTGCAGGTCGGCGGAATGATTCGCGGGGCAGCATGAACGCCTCGCCGCGCTGAATCAGGTCGTCAATGTAGCATGGGGACTTGTGGCAGAGTGGGGCATCTCGGCCAATGATGGCGTTATGTGTAAATAGTGTGATTTTCAAGGGGAATGGGTATTTCGAAGGTTGGGCCGGGGATGTTATCGCTCCGCGGTGCGTTGGTAAAATACAGGAGGTACTGTAGATGACTCCTGCATTAAACCATGTACGCAAGATGCTGCGCAATAGTTAAGGCGGGCCCACCCTGTGGATAAGTACTAAACTTTAGTGTGGTTGGATGAGTATTAGAATTGGAATACTTCTTGGCTTAAGCGTTTTCGCATGATCTCGATATATTCAGGATTCAATTCAATCAGGATAGACTTGCATCCGTTGTTCTGAGCTACTAATCCGGTTGTGCCACTCCCGCCGAAGGGGTCGAGTACTGTACCTTGGGGCGGGCATCCGGCTAGGATGCAGGGCTTGATGAGTTCTTCTGGGAAGGTAGCGAAGTGAGCATCGCTGAAACTTTGGGTGTTCACCGTCCAAACGCTGCGCCGATTACGCTTCTCTGGCATGATCGCCATAGCCGCGTCGAAACTGGAATTGTTCTTGGTTCCGCTGTCCGGCTCTGCCAGCTTTCGTCCGTAGCCTGATACCAGCGTCCGATTCGAACCCATGTCGTTATCCCACGCCTTCAGTCGTCGGTCGGCAGTTGATCGCCTATCCTGTCCGGGCCCGCCATTGCGCCCCGGTATGCTTCCCTTGAAACTCGCAGGAGTCCGCAGGCTGCAGGGCTCAAGCGTAGCCTCTTGGTTGTAGTAGTACCGCTCCGACTTCGACAGCAGGAAGATGTATTCATGAGATTTGGTACAGCGATCAGTAACGGACTCGGGCATGGGGTTGGGCTTCGCCCAGATGATGTCCTGCCGCAAGTACCAGCCATCGGCGCGAAGCGCGAAGGCGAGCATCCAGGGGATTCCACAGAGGTCCTTCGGCTTTAGATTAGGCGCGTGCCTGCTGCCCACATTGGTAGAGCCTATATTCGTCGCTTGCTTCCATCCAGCCACATCGTCGCGCTGCTCTGCGCCCTGAACTCGCTGCCCCTCCCGGTTGTTATACGAGTCTCCCATATTGCACCATAGAGTTCCGTCATCCCGTAGAACTCGCTTCACTTCGCGGAAAACTTCGACCATCTTGGAGATGTAGAGTTCTGGCGTGGCTTCAAGTCCGAGTTGGGAGTCGATTCGAGTTGCGCCACACTTGCCACACTGATCCCGGTAGGGAGTTACCGAGAACGTGGCGGCTTTCTCGCTTTCGTATAGGCCTATGTGCTCCCGGCCATCGTTCCGCAACTTGCACGCGCTACCTGACAATGTAGTCTTAATGTGATCACAATCCGCCGCTCCCCCGTCCCACGTTGCCGTCCCATAATCCCGCAATCCCCAATATGGGGGACTGGTAACGCAGCAGTTCACCGACTGATCTGGCATTTCCCGCAGGCAGGCTATGGCATCGCCTTCGTAACATGTGACCGCCTGCGAGAGTTCGTGCTTCCTCATCTTGCCTACAGTATTCGCTTTATTTTCAAAAGTGTTCAATTCGGCTCACAATCACTTTATCTGCTGAGTTACATTTTCCGAACAACGAACACCAAAAAGGGGAGGACATAAAAAATGTTGTTTATACCGTGGATAATTCAGCTTTCCCACGACGCCGCACGTCACGGATGCTCGGGGAGATTTAAACGTTCCTGCGATCTGGCCGTCTGGGTACAGGTATGGGGCCAGGGAGTCCAGCCGACTATTGCCGCTGTACTTTCTTGGGCTACACAATCTCCCGCCAGATTTGAAAATCTCCGCCAGACCGAGCCGGGGCTCATCGAAAAAGTGCTCGCCAATGAGTGGGATCGGGAACAAGGGCAGATGGCAGCTTAATGTCATAGAGTCTCAGTTACTTCAACGATTCGGCGGCCAATAAATTCAGCGATTCTGGGATAGATTGAGTTGCCAATGGCGCGATTGCGGTCCAGTCCATTGGCCAGTCCATCAGCGCCTCTGTAAAGTTCGGATGGATTCGCCAACCGTTCTCGCGTACTAGCTCTTGCACTCTCAAAACCGTCGAACGTTTGTAGCGGCCGGAATGCTCGTGCATAGGTATCCCAAAACCCCTTCCGTCCATTGAGGCTGTGGGCGTGGGCCACAATGAACACTCGCTGTCGCATGTGTGGCGCACCAAAGGTGCAAGCTGATATGCAAGACCATTGCGCGTCATACCCGCTGTCGGCCAAGTCCCCGAGAACTGTGCCCATTCCCCGCTCAAGCAGGGCTGCCACGTTCTCCACGAGCGCGAAGTTTGGTCGTACCACGCGAATGGCTCGTACCGCTGGCCGCCAAAGTCCAGAGCGCTCGCCTTCCAGTCCGGCGCCATAGCCGGCAAAGGAGATATCCTGGCAGGGGAATCCTCCGCTGATGACGTCAACTCGTTCACATCTGAGAACCGCTTCGCTTCCGGCCAATATTTCTCCAGTACCGCCCTGCAAAATTCGCTTATCTCGCACTGCCATGCCGTTCTGATGCCGGCCCGATCGAATCCAAGATCTACTCCGCCAATCCCGGAGAACAAAGACCCATGAGTTAACACTGAGACTCACCAGATAGCCCTTTCCCAGCGTTCTGGCTGGCTGGGACGGGCCTATCTCTCCGAGTTGAAGGCGGAGCACACTTTTTGTGTTTCCTCCCCCTAGCGTCGCTTATTGCGCTTCCCGCCCGAGCCGGTAAATGGCATAGGTAGCAAACTTGGAGGGATTCCGCTTTAGTATGGCGTTTCACCGAATATGCTCCACTGGCTCGTCACTTGACGGCTTGCTCCACTTCCTCGCCTTGTTGATGAGGAGTTTTGCCTCCGCCACTGTAATCAGGCCCTCGAGGGTCAATCCAGCCCTTCGCGCAGCATCGAATACCAGAAATAGGCAGTCGGCAATCTCTAACGTATCTGCGGGGCGGACCTGAGCCTCAACCGCTTCTTTGGCAAGATGTTTCAACGGGCCAATGTGATCACGTTCAGAATCGGCGCCGAAAGTAGCCTGCGACCATTCCGCCTAAGCATTCCAAAACTCCTGAATTAGCTCGTTTTTCATTCGTGCTCCGCCCTTTCCAGAAGATGGGATTTCTTAGCCTGATACGCGGCTCGGCTCCTAATCCGTTTCTGTTCCTGCCTGTCTAGCCATGATCCACTCACCCTAGGCGACCGCAGCGCGGTTGAACCGTCCGGATGCGAGACTACTTCCGTACTTTCAACAATGGCCTTGTTTAGAGCTCTGATCGCGGTTTCAATGAATGAATCGAATGGGGCGTGTTTGCCTTTGTAAATGTCAGTTAATTGGCGGATTCGGAGTTTAACGTCCGCTAGGTTCATGGCTAAGGTTGTGGTTTCATTCACTGTTTCGCCTCTCGGGAGCGGAATAGTAATGCCTGCCTGTCTAGGTAAACGGGGATGCTTCCAACGGAACCGTTGCGTTGTTTTCCGATGATTATTTCGTCCTCCCCGGAGTAGGACTGGTCGTCGCTAATCGGGGTATGGAGCAGGAGGACGGTATGGGCGTGCGCCTCTAAGTCTCCGGATTCCCTCAGCTTGGTCATGTTCGGGTGGTCGTTAATCCGCTCTGGCCGGCTGAGTTGAGAAAATGCCAGGACGGGGACGTCAGTATCTTTCGCCAGTTGCCGGAGCGAGTTCCCTACTTCCCCGACGCGCTCCCGGAGTTCCTTGCCGCGGCCGGAAACCAGTTGCAGGTAGTCCACAATAACCAGCTTGATTCCATGCTGCCGGATGGCGCGGCGGGCGCGTAGTACCAATTCCCCGCTATTCAGGCTGGAGGATTCGTCGGCAAAGAGCGGGAGGCCGGCGAGCCCAGCGGCCGCTTCCAGCACCGTGCTGAATTTCTGCTGACTCACAAACTGTGGGGTTTTAATTACTGAGGCTCCGCACTCCGTTGCCAGAATCCGCTTACTGATCTCCCGCAGGCTCATTTCCAAGGAAATCAGGAATACCGGAATCCCGCGGGTTACCGCGTTCATGGCAACCTGGGTCCCGAATATACTCTTGCCGCGGCTGGGGAGAGCGCCGACGATCCAAAGCTCCCCTTTGCCGATTCCGCGAGTGGCTATGTCCAGACCGTCGATTCCGGTCTGAATCCCCAGCATCGACTCGTCCCCATTTCGCAGGGCTACCAGATCGTTCAAGACTTCCGGGGTGGCGGAGTCCAGCCGAACTATATCGTTAGGGGATCGCTCCGCTTGAATGTCTTGATACTTCTCCGCAGTATCTCGGATAATCTCTGCTGGATCGTCCAGCCCTTCGGCCCTAGACTGCGCGGCCGCCAGAAGTCCGGTCATCTTGCGCCGTTTCTCAGCATTTAGAATCCGCTGGGCGTAATCCTTCGTCCGGCCGAGGACTGGCTGCCCGTCAGAAACTAGGCAGATGAAGTCAATAGCTTCCCCGTGAGTTATCCCGCCGGCGCATAGTTTGTCATAGACGAATGAGAAGTCAATGGGCTTCCCAGTCTCCGCCAGTTCCAGCATGGCCTTGAATACCAGCCGGCAGGGTTTCGATTGGAAGTCATCTACCCGCAAAAGCATGGCGGCATCCTCGATCCCCGACTGGCGAAAGAAGCATTCCGTTATCAGCGTCACTTCTGGGTCGCAATTCACTGCATATTCCTTTCCTGTTCAAGGCGTGCCAGTTCGGCCGGGTTTACGGGAGTCACGCGCTTAGTCTTTCCGCCCCACTTATCTGGAGGTTTGCGCCACTCCCCGGTTCCAAAGAATGATTCGGGGCCCTTTTTAAATGGGATTTCTTGGGGTTCATACCGGCGCCATGCCTCAATCATCAATTCGGCCGAAGTTTTAGGATTGCAATGTTTTTTTACTTCGCCTGCGATTACTTCCCGGACCACATCGCGGATATCCCGACCACCCAACCCAGTTTCCACGAGAACATGCGAGGTGCATGCATCCAGGTCGAAGTTCTTCGAAGCAGAAAATACTAGCGGCTCTGGTTTTGATCTTTTTAAATCTAAGTCTAAATCTACCCCGTCAGTCTTCGAAGACTCTTGCAAGACTCTTGCAAGTATCCTGATACCTTTCTTGCCGCCCTTAGATTTCGCCTCTACGATCCTAAGTTGTTCATTCCTTATGCCATTTAGTTGAGAGTTGATTAACCCACCGTGACCGTCGGACTCGAAGCACTCAAGCACCTGATCGAGAATCGCCTCGTAATCAAGTGTCTCTCTTTGAGAATTTCCGCCAATTGGGAAGGAATCTTGCTTTGGAGTGACAACTGGGTCGGAAGGTAGCATCAAGAGTCTTTGAAGAGTCTTGCGAGACTCTGGCAAGACTCCTTCCCGCCACTGGATCATTAAAAGGGTCATGTAGTAGGAGCGGGCGACTGGGCCCATGGCGCGGACCTTCAAATCCATTTCCCACTTATCTACGTAAAACGGAAACCAGGGCAATTTATCGCTCATTGGGATATGGGCCCCCGCCCATAAATTCCCCCTAAACACGAGCCGGCAATGATCTGGCAACCACTGCCGGCTATCTTTTGGGGGCCTTCAAGAGGCTTTACTCTACAGGAAAGCCTGTAGTTAACGCAATAGTTAAAAAGTTTAGTTAATGCCTTAAATCTATGCAAAACCCTTCAATTCTTCCGCGATTTCTTCCAGCCGATCTGCCACCATCAAAATGTCAGCAGCACTCTTTTCTGGATCGTGACAAATAGGCAGAAGGGCTAAAATCTCATTCACTAGCTTGGAAATGTTCATTCGCTACTCCTGAAAATATCTACCCAATACCACGCTTGTTACCCGTAAGCAGGACTAACTGCGGACATTGAGTAGCTGCCCGGCGAAAGGCAGAAAAGTCACTTCAAAATTGCTGCCAGCAGGCCCAGCGCAATCGCCAACATCAAGAAGCATCCAATCAGCGCGAAGCCGCCCCAGAATGGCAGGGTTACCCATCCCCAGGACCAGTCGATGTAATGGGTGAGTTTGAGCACCACGAAGGCCACGCCCAGCAGGCCGAACGGGAAACTAATTTTGATCGAGCTCTCTTTGGCCATTTACTTCCCCTCCCTGAGCAGCCTCTTGGCGGCGTTCTCTCGCTGCCGCTTCAGGCCTTTGCGTCGATTCCTCATTTGCTCGCTACGGGTGGCCCAGCGGCAGTTTCCCGGTTCATAGTTACCCTCGTTGTTAATGCGGTCGATGCTCAGGTCTGGCGGAGCTGTGCCCATATCGGACAGAAACGCCTCGAAGCTGTCCCGCCATCGCTCACACATGGAAATTCCGCGGCCACCATAATGCTTGTAGTTTCTCTCTTTGGGATTTGAGCATCGCGCCTTGGCACCTCGCCAAGCGTTATATTCTTTGCTGGCGCGATACATCCTAGTGTGGCCGTGGATGACGAGGGACTCATTACCGCGCAGCTTGGCCAGTTCCCTCATAAGGCATCCGCAACTCCGAGAACGCCCGTTCCGCAGGTGTCCTTGGTCAACTTGGCGGATCGTTCCGCACGCACATTTACAGCTCCACATGATCTGGGGAGGCTTCGATGGGACCCGCTCCATGACTGTCCATCGACCGAACTCTTGCCCTGACATGTTCATGCTGAATTCCTTTTCGACTCCGCTCTGTGGTCCCTCTGGTACTTCAGGCACCTCGAGCAGTTCACGCAATCCTTCTTTACCTTGCGGGAACCGCAAATGACGCACATCCCCAGCGTTCGCCGGAGTTCGCGGCGTTTCCGCATCCACTCGCGCATTACCTCTTTATCCGTGGTAGGCATTTTCTAATACACACCTTAACCGATGAGTCTCTGGTTAACCTGTGCAAAATATGTCAAGTGTATGAAAACACGGCAAATCTAATTCTTGACATAGCCGCGGTTAAGTCATACATTAACCGTGTTGAACATAAGTGAGTGCAGAGTTAAACGAGGGATTGAGATGACCACAAAGACCGCAGCAAAGCACACCGAAGGCCCTTGGCAGAGATCTATTTGGCGGCCGTATTACATCATCCAAGCCAACCATCCTGAGCCGATATGCTCACTGGCCGAATTTACCGAAGATGGGGACTCGGTATATGTGTTCCCCAAAGCAGAAGCCAATGCAGCACTAATCGCCGCCGCGCCTGCCATGTATGAAGCCCTAAATATGTGGCACGAGCACTGGGAAGCCCGCTACGACGGCGAACCCATGAAGGATTACGAAGTCAAGATGCTGGCCTTGGTCGCCAGATTGAGGGTGGAACTGTGAAACGTGAATTGTTCCCATCCACCAAGTTGGCCTGCGGAATGTTTGACTCAGTAGAGATTATCCGCACCGAGAACTCAGACTTCGATAAGCGCTTTAATCGCATTTACGCTCAGGAACGCGCCAGCTACAGCAGCGGGTTAATCGGCCCGTTGCTGGCCCAAGTGGACACGGTCCTCCTAACCCTGCCGGATGGGAACGAGAAGAAGTGCCTTACCTGCCAGCGTTCACTCGGTGAGCACTCCTACGTAGCTTGGAAGTGCCCTAATCCAGTCTATGGGGAAGTGGGCGGGGAAATGTATCTAACTTCCCGATTTGAGGATTCGTACACGATCGCAGACAAGATGGCGGAGGTTGAGTAATGGCTGACGTAATTAAATTCCGGACGACTTACAAGAACTACGAAGAGGCGGACCGCTGGGCAGAAATGGCGGAACTAAGCAAGCCGCCACTTCCAAACTTTAAACACAAGGCTGAGAACCTGCTCTCTGGCTTGGCAATTTTGGCCTGCGTAGTACTGATTTCCTACTTGGCACTGAGGAGCATGTGAGCGATACAGCCTTCATGTTGATGCTGATCTTGATAGCCGGATTGGCAATGGGGATTGTTCTCATCGACTGCGTAGATCGGCAGCTAATTCGCTGCAGAGAATTGCAGATCTTGAGGAGCGGGCACTGGAGAACCTTCCGCCGCGCAAGGAGAAGTTATGAACCCTGACATTTCAGATGCCGAAGTTTTTGCCGATCTGGAGCTCTGGTGGGAAAGACACGAATCGGTCATGCCTAGCCTTACGCCGGTGAGCGTAACGCCAGAGAGCGTAAAGCCCGTAAAGCCCAAGATTGATCTAGAGATCGCAAGTACTTGGTTCTTTGCGATTGTCATTTGCGCGGAGTGCCTTCTGTTTGCTGGGTACGGATTGGCCATGCTGGGCGGATGGATTGTGAGGCACCTGTGAAGTACGTCAACTACATGTTCCTCTTCGTGCTCGCGTTCTCCGCCTTACTTTGGTGCGGGATTGTAACGCTGATCAGGATGGCAATTCGATGATCCAGATATCTCAAGTGCTATTCTGCTTCGATTGCCTTCGGAGTAAACATGTGCAACTTTTCTCCGCTAAGCAGAGGACGAGCACCCGCCCACAGTGCATGCAATGTATCTCAGGTTTCAATAAGACTAGGCGGATTCGGGCCGTGGGTAGGAAGGGCAAGCAGACTACTTGGCGCCAGACTATGGGCGTCCATTTCCTGAGGAGCGGACAATGAACTATGCCGACTTATCAATTATCCCGTTACGTCTGGCAGTTTTGTGCTGCGATTGCGTGTCAGTTACGAACGCGGTTGGTTCTTACTGCCCCGTATGCGGTTCGCCTTCTTTAATCTCCATGATCCGAGTATTGGACCGGGAAGTTAAAGAGATTGAGCCCGCAGTCGAGAGAGCGCTCGAGATGTGGCAGGCATGAAAGATCGCCGGCCATACCTGCTCCCCGATGGCACCTCTATTCCAGGACATTGGCTGGATAGGCCAGAGAGGTTTGTTGCCACGCCCTACGGATGGAAGAAGCTGACCATGTGGGCGGCCGTGCAATTGTTCTCATGCGACCGCGGAGATAGACCGCACTTAGGATGTGAATTTCACCACCGTCACGGGAGAGGATTTGGTGGCGGAAAAAGGGATGACCGACTTCCTGAGCTCGAGTGGCTGTGCCGTAAGCACCATAACGAAACGCCCATCCTAAGGAGACATGATGTTGAGTCTAACGGAAGTGCACGACGCTTTGAATAGCTTGGCCGACCACACCATTGAGGCGAACATCCCCATGCGATTCATGGAAGGGATGCTTCGCCGGAAGGTGTTGGAGAATGCCTTGGCCCTAGAAGGCGGGAACCAAGTGCACGCTGCGCGGAGACTGGGAATCCACAGGAACTCGCTTAGGCTGAATCTCAAGAAGCTGGGGGTGAAAAAGTGAAAGATCGCAAGGCTCATCTGGTGCAGTTCACCGAGCAGGAAAAACCTGCCACTTGGGAAAGTCCGAGATCAGTAACAGCTATGTGCGGAGAAGAACTCCAGGACCGGAAGCCAATCTATGACTTCATCTCCCCGGATAACTTAGGGGATAACCCGCGAACCATGCTGACGTGCACGAAATGTCTGGTGGCTCTGAATATTCAGAAAGTGGAGCGGAGAAGTCATGGGGATCTGCCGAGACTCTGGTATTACCTTTGTCTCGAGAGTTCCTACGCCGACCGAATCAATCACTCACACATCTTTGCGGAGGTAGACTGAATGGAACCTTGGGCATTAGTCGATCTGGGCGGAAGGATACTAACTTGGGCCGACATGACCGCCAAAGAAGCCCGCGACGCCAACCTCGAATTAGTAATTGATGGCGAACCGTTTACTTGGTATCGCTTGGAACTAATTAACTAATCGGCGTAACAGGAGACGCCAAAACATGACAGTGGAAGCAGTGGTGCCAGTATCAATCACGCCAGTCGATTTACTGCGGATCGCAGTTTCGCAGGATGCCGACATTGACAAACTTAAACAGTTAATGGACCTGCAGGAGCGCTGGGAAGCGAACGAGGCCCGTAAGGCGTTCGTCTCGGCCATGAATGAGTTCAAGAAGAATCCGCCGGCGATCACGAAGAACAAGGATGTAGCCTTCGGAAACACGAAGTACAGCCACGCAACTCTGGATCACGTCTGCGATGCAGTTACCAAAGGTCTTTCAGAACATGGCATCTCACATCGCTGGAGAGTTGATCAGTCAACCGAGTGGATTACTGTGACCTGCGTTCTTACTCACGCTCTAGGGCACTCCGAAGAAACCGCACTGAAGGGCATCGCAGATACTTCCGGGTCCAAGAACTCGATTCAGGCGATTGGCTCAACCGTTACATATCTTCAGAGGTATACGCTTCTATCCGCCACAGGACTGGCGGCGGGCGGAACTGACAATGATGGTCGCGGAGACACTTCCCCAGGCGCCCCGCAGAGAATCCCCGCTGACAAGGTGTCCGAGCAATGTGAGTGGATCGCCAATGCCCATGACGTGGCGGAACTGGAAAAGATGTACAAAAACGCTTACCGGGCCGCCATGCAGGTCAATGACAAGTTAGCCATGGCGCGGTACATCGCCGCCAAGGACAGCCGAAAGAAGGAGCTCTAATGTTAGTCGAAGTCGAGCAAGGCAGCGCGGATTGGCTAACCATGAGAAATGGCATGGCAACGGGTTCACGGATTTGCGACATTTTGGGCCGAAAACAACCTACGCCGGCCCAAAAGAAGGCCAACGAGGCCGGCGACTACCTGAAGAAGCGAGAGGATTACCTCATGGAGGTAGTCTGCAGCCGACTGACTGGACTCTCGCCAGACAACTACGTGTCCCCGGCCATGCAGTGGGGCATAGAGAATGAGCCATTCGCAAGAGCAGCTTACGAGATGGCTCAGGACGTCATGGTAGCTACAGCGGGATTCGCCATGCACCCACGCATCAAGTGGTTCGGCGCGAGCCCCGACGGAATGATAGGCGACGACGGCCTGCTCGAAATCAAGTGTCCGACGTCCGCAGTGCACTTGGGATACGTTCTCGGCGGACAAGTGCCAATTGACTACATGCCCCAGATGCTGGCGGAGATGTCATGCACAGAACGTAAGTGGGTAGATTTTGTGAGTTACGATCCGCGAATGCCCGCCAACCTTCAGCTATTTATCAAAAGATGGGATCGAGACGAGCCCCTGATCGCCGCCATGGAGGAGCAAGTGGAGACGTTCTTGGAAGAAGTTGAGGCCAAGATGGCGGAAATTTCACAGGTTTCCCTACTCTGAAGTCTCCTGGAGAGTGGGGGTTTAGCTGGGGGGCCAATGGAGAGGACGTTGGTTCCCCGGCCAAAACTTAGAAAGGATTTATGCAATTGAAAGTTACCGAGGCGCAGACTCAGAAGGCAGTTCTGGAGGTTCTTGCGGCCCATAACATTTTCGCGTTCAGGCTCAACACTGCGGCCATGAGGGTCGGGGAGCGATTCTTTCGGGCGCACTCACTCGGGCCTGGAACCGCGGACATACTGGCATTCCCTTTAATTTGCGAAGATTGCGTTAGGCAGGACGGCCGCCATGGACACGTATATCCACTGTGGCTGGAAGTGAAATCTCCCGGCAAGAAGCAGAGGCCAGAACAAGTCTCGTTCCAGTCCCATGTTGAAGCTCTGGGCCATACTTACCTATTAGTTGATTCAGTAGATCAGGTTATTCAGTTCATTAAGGAGCACTGCTTATGAGTAACGGGCTTAAGCGAGTTGAGGCAGAGGACGCACCACCGCAACCCATAAAGCGCTGCGAGAAATGCGGCAAACCGATTCGAGAGTGCTGGTGCTTCGCGGAAACGCAACCAGCCAATCGAAGGAAGGTAGTTCAGGAGGCATACGTAGCTGGAATTGACCGGGCTGACTCTGTGGTGCAAGGGGAACCGCCTTCAGAATGGCAAGTTGAGTTGGCAAAGGTAACTGGGCTAGGCCATGAGATAACGCCACGGGAAGCCGCCGAATACATTGCGGGCGCGATGAATATAATTTGTGAACTAAGAGAACAATTGCAGGGCGGAGAGTTCGGGGCGGCTGTGCAAGGGGAACCACCAAGAGGAAACTGTAATACGCCGCATCACTTCTTAGGCCCAGTGAGCGATGACCGCAAATCACTCATACAGATTTCGCACGAGAAAAGCGAATTTTGCCGTGATTGGGTTGTGCGAGGGGAACAGCCGGAAAAAGTCAGCGCCGTGCAAGAACACTGGACAAATCAGAAAGAGATGGCTGTGCAAGGGGAATCCCAGCCCGCCCCAAAATGGCCGGAACCTGGAGCACCGCCTAGGGCTGAGAAGCCGCCATTGGGACAAATCAAAACCGACTGGCAATCGGCATATTACACACTATGGGAAGAACTAGATCAACAACAACACAGAGCAGCAGCAGCAGAACGGAGAGTAAGGGAGTTGGAAGCCGAACTCGCGGACTCGAAGAAAGACGCGGAAGGATGGAAGCGCGAGTTCAATATGTACCGAAGCGCATGGTTGCGTGAAATTGGAGGAACTATCGCTAACAAGCATCACGAGATAGACGGCTTCGTGCTGCGAACGCGGGAGATTTACGAGAAGTCCCGCAAGTGGGATACACAACAGCAGTTAACCGAGATGAGGCTTCGCGATGCGTTCCATGACGTTCCTGATCCCGGCCCGGTGCCCGACCGAGACAAGCGGCTAGAGTTCGAGATTAAGCTGCGCGGCCATAAGTTCAATCGTGCGGAGTTTGCAGTCCCTATGGCCCTGCCAGCCGAAACCATCATGCAGATAGTGGAACTATTTTATCCCGGCCCGGCAAGTTCTGCGGATGCCACGGCCTTGAAAACCGTGGCTAGTGAAGCACCGCTGAAGCAGAGTGGGGAGATTGGCTCACAGTCTCCCCATGCCCTGCCGCCGCATGTCGTGACAATCTTCAAGGAGCGTGAGTTGCAGCGGGCATGGGAAGCCGGAAGAGATGCCGCCGCCTCAAGACTGGGTGAGTTGGATGCAAATACATCGTCGCCAATTATTCAACGCAAGCGGGAAGTCTACATTGAAGCGATTCGCGCTCTGGCTTATCCCAGCCCGGTGCCCGACCAAAAGGAGGAGAGCAAGTGAGCTACTTAACTCAGTTCCTTCAATATGTGGCGAACACGAATGGCGGCGCGACCAAGGCGGACTTCGTAGAAGACTGGGAGCCTATCGGTGAGCGCGTATGGGATGAATTGTGGGGAGCGGAACTGATTGAACTTGACGCGGATCGCAAGGTTCATCTTACGAAGTCTGGGCAGGCGGAACTCATGGCGGTGCCCGACCATACACAGAAGGAGAAGCCGTGAATCACGACACGCCGCTCGAAGAGCCGCGCCGCTGGATGGTTCTGCCGCATCTGGAGACTACAGACTGCGCAGCGTTTGGCTGCATCTCGTATCTCCCGGACCACACAGCGGTATTCGGCCCAACTGATACTCCAGACCCCTACGTCAACAGACACAACACGGATGAGTGGGATGAGGAGAACGTATTCGATGAGCGCTGCCCAAGGTGCAGAATGGAAAAGGAGAGAAAATGAAACTCAGCGAAGCGATCAGGATGAACGGAATGATGCGAGAGCAGGGATTCGGCGGCGATTCGATAAGCAGCCTCCAGGCTCCGTGTGCCCTAGGCGGGGCCTTGCAGTCTGTTGGGAAGCAGCAAGCACGCTCAGATGACAACTACCCGATGGTAGCGCGGACATGGCCTTGGTCGCGGAATGATAAGGCGCAGGTCTTTACCTGTCCAGCCTGCCCGAAGCAAACCTTGGCCGCTAATCTCGTTTGGCACCTCAACGATAACCACTTCTGGACCCGCTCGCGGATCGCAGATTGGGTTGCTTCTGTTGAACCTCAAGAGGAGCAGGAAGATGGTGGGCAGGGACCCGTTCAGGCCACGCTCGAAGTCGCTGCTTCGTAGACAAAAAAGATTTGCAGAATGGAGAAATCTAATGACTGACGAGTGCCCAACATGCGGAAGTAGGGACAAGGGCTCATTCATCTGGACGAGCGTACATGGCGGGTGTCAGAACTGGGGGATCAAATTCGACCCTTGGCACAAAGAAGCCTCGCCCATTTTCAAGAGTATGGCTCAGGCTGAATCCGCGTATCGGGCTCTATGGGCTGATCGTGACGTACAAGAGATACGAGCCACGGCCGCGGAGAAGAGAGTACTGGAACTGGAGCGCGCCCTTCGGTTCACGCAATTCTGCTTCGAGGGAGAGTTCGGCCCGGGATACAAGATTTTCGTTACCGGCCACCAAATGGAATCGATCCGCGCTGCCCTAGATAAGTCGGAGAAGCCATTTTAACTCACGACTTTACTCTTTAACCCTATGACAGTAGAGATTAAATCCGAGAGATGCCGCCTACTATCAGTGGGAGAAGTGGCAGAATGGCTGGGCGTGAGTTCGGCTTGGGTAAGGGATCATGCCTCCGGGAGAAGGGTTCCGAAACTTCCCGCTATTAAACTGGGGACTGAGGATGGTAAAGGATTGTGGAAGTTTATACCTCAGGACGTAGAAAACTTCATTCGAGAGCAGAGATACGGGTAGAATGTCCCCCATTCGAAAATACGGGAGGTCTGACTTGGGGAGAGCTCGCTACTCAAAAGGCTATTTAACGCTCACTAATTCAAATCTCTGGCAGGCGCACTGGTTTCCCTACGTCCGCGATCCGGAAACGGGAAAAGAACGGCGCCGGCACAGGACTCGGATTGTGGGCTCCAAGGCCCAGATGAAGCGGTATCAGGCTGAGGAAGAACTGGCCAAGATCGTGAAACCAGTGAATGCTAACGCGGGGCGGATAGACGAGACAACGTTTGGCGGGTTCATGGATGCCCGCTGGAAGCCTCTCCACGAGTCAGACTGGCGGGAGGAGAGCACGCGGGGCACGAATGAGCAGCTAATGACCATCATTCGGAACAGATTTGGCGCCACCCCGCTTCTGAAGATTGACAAGGTTGAGCTCCAATCCTGGCTGAACGAGTTGGCCAAGAAGTACTCGAAGTCAATAATTATGCACGTCCGGACCTTCCTGAAGTCGATTTGCTCAGAAGCCGTTGAACAGGATTATCTGATAAAAGATCCGTCTAGGCATCTGAAGAGGCCGAAGAATACCAAGAGCACTGATACCACGGTCCTCACGTGGGAAGATTTGAGAAGGATATTCGCGGCACTGGGGGAGCGGGATAGGCTGATTATCTCGATTGAGGGGATCGCCGGCCTTCGACCTAGTGAACTCTTTGCCCTGCGAAGGAAGTCGTTTACCGGGGACCAACTGAGGATCGCGGAGACGATCTACCGCGGCAAGATCAGACACTACGGCAAGACGGATGGCAGCTTAACCACGGTTGATCTTTCGCCGGCGCTGGCCAAGGAATTGAAGGGATGGCTGGAGAATCAGGAAGGCGGGCCGGAATCGTTCATCTTCCCGAACTCTGACGGCGGGTTTATCAGCAAGGACAACTACCTGAATCGTGTTCTGTATCCGCTGCGTGATCGAGAGGGCGCCGGTATCCAGGGGATTACGAAGCTAAACTTCCAAGTCCTTCGCAGGACGTTTTCAACGCTCGCCCAGGCCCATGGAACAGTGAAGGACGTCCAGCGCCAGATGAGGCATGCGAAGCCCGACATGACTGCGGGAACGTACATGCAGCCCATTCCTGAGAGCGTGCGGGAGATGGTGTTCGGGATGTATGAAGAACTTCTAAAACCCGTAACAGTTCAGTGATTTGCACTTTATCTGCACGTTTGAAAGCGAGTATAATGTCTGCAAGTTGCTGAAAACAAACTGGAGCGGGAGACGGGGATCGAACCCGTGACATCCAGCTTGGGAAGTAGGCTTTTCATGGGTATGCCTAGTAAATGCAGCGCGTTACGTGGCTGGAAATAGGGCATATATCGTATGCGCGGCAGCTATTGCACGTTTATTGCACGCTGGAAGAGGTAGGAATGAAACTCGCTGAATATCTGGACGAGGCCAAGCTGTATGAGCACCTAAACGGTCGGGTGGTCAATGCCCAGCACCACCATTACGCCCCACTGACGATCTACAACTATGGCCAGAAGGCGCAGTTTGAGGGTATCTGGGATGACATCACCTGCAAATGCCGGGGTCTGATTGTGGACGAATCTACGAATGAGGTTGTGGCCCGTCCGTTTCAGAAATTCTTCAATCTCGGCCATTGCGGAAGGCCTGAGACTGCCCGTGAGAATTTGCCGGCCAGCCTGCCTGAACTCACCGAGAAGCTGGATGGATCGCTTGGCGTGCTCTATCGAATCGGGGATATGTGCGCCATTGCTACGCGGGGCTCTTTTGCGTCAGATCAGGCGGCTTGGGCGTCGGCATGGTACAGCAAGCATCTGGCTAAAGCTGTGTGGCCGGAAGGCTGGACGCCCCTGTTTGAGATCATCTATCCCGACAATCGGATTGTGGTGAAGTATGACCATGAGGGGCTGTTTCTTCTGGCGATGGTCAATATCGAAACCGGAGAGGAAATGCCTCATCCGGCCCTGACCAATATCGCATTACAGAACGGCTGCGAACTTGTCCGGAGGTTCGACAAGACCGTGGAACAGGCCGCTGTGGAGAATGGGGCGAACGCTGAGGGGTACGTTGCCACGTGGCACAAACCCGGAACTCCGCCGCTAAAGATCAAGATCAAGTTCGTGGATTATTGCCGGTTGCATCGCCTTCTGACCCAAATTAGCCCCAAGGCGATCTGGGAGATGCTGAAGGCGGGCCAGCCATTTGACGAACTCCTGACCGATACGCCAAGCCACTATCAGGAATGGGTAAATTTCTGGAAGAACGGACTGCAGGCTGAATTCGGGAGGATTGAGCAAAAGGCCCAAGCTATCTGGCAATCATGCAAACTGCCGAAGAACGGGGAGGGGAGCAGGAAGGCGCTGGCTGAATTCTTTATGTTGGGGGATCGGAGAGATGTCAGCGGAGTGCTTTTCAAGATGCTGGACGGCCATCCTTACGACGAGGTTATCTGGAAAATGTGCCGCGACAAAACGCGTGATCAAGATCCCTTCAGGAGAGAGGAATAGAGCCTGAAAGTGGCGCCCAGTAGCCCGTTCGTGCCACTCGTCATTGTAAAGTTTCTTGCTTAATCTGTTTGATATCGAACATAGTAGATTCAGAACACCAGGAGTAAATTTTGTCATCAGTTGCCCGGGTACATAAAATCATAGAACTCCCACGGACAGCCCCAGCGTTCGTGCAGACTCTCAATATGTTTGAAATGACAGTGACGCAGTACTCGATGCTTTGCTCAAGCCAAACGGAGGGATATATGAAGTTCGGCTGTCACGCGAACTCAATAAATTCACCGGAGCAGGTCGAAGCGCTGCACGCTCTCAGGGATAAACATCTGGTCAAATTGGACGGTCAGATCTGGAAGGCAACAATTGCCGGCCAAGGAATCTTTAGTGTGATTGGAGATCTGGTCCGAATTCCCCCCGAGAAACGCGAGGGTAAACTGCTGACTTGGAAGAAGTAGTTGTTTTGTACTATCTCAGTTCCGCTTGACAGAAACGGATTGACCGTTCAAAATTGGCGGCACTGATTGGCGCTTCCCCTTTAATTTTTCATATAGAGAAAGAAGAATAGATGCCAAGTGAGAACCCTAGAAGTGTCCCAAAACCAGATTATCTTGGGAAGGCTCGTGCCGACCTAGAAGAACTCCGTGATGATCTCTTGGCGCAAGCAGCAACCCTCACCCATGCGATTGAGAGGATGAAGAAGCCACAGACCGAACTCATTCCGGCGCCGGTTAAAAAGGACCGCTTCGGGGGAATGGGCATAAGCATGGCCCTAGAGTCTTATTTGA